AAGTCCCCATCTCCATGCAAGCCAGGTAAGGTGAGGGACCCCGACACCAAGAGGTGCAGATCCCCTAAGAAGTCCGGTCCTAAGAAGAAGTCCCCATCTAGGTCCCCGTCTAGGTCCCCGTCTAGGTCCCCGTCTAAGTCCCCGTTTAAGTCCCCGTTTAAGTCCCCGTCTAGGTCCCCGTCTAGGTCCCCGTCTAAGTCACCGTCTAGGTCCCCGTTTAAGTCCCCGTCTAAGTCCCCGTCTAGGTCCCCGTCTAAGTCACCGTCTAAGTCCCCGTCTAGGTCCCCGTTTAAGTCATCGTCTAATATAAATTTAATTACAGATGAGACGAAGCAGATTGTAACTAAAAATACATCATGTAAATCCGAACACAAAGAACTAGATGAAATGTTAGAAAAACAAATCATGTCTCTTGGTATAGACGATAAAGATGAAGAACTAGATGAGTTAGTAAGTCAATATACAGCTGAGTTTATTGCTAAAAATAATTCTATGATGGATAAGAATGGCGAAATGAGATGTGATGTACCATTGGACAGCAAGAAGAAATTGATGTCTTCATTTGTAGATGGGATGAAGCAGATTGTAACTAAATATAAGTTATGTAAATCCGAACACAAAGAACTAGATGAAATGTTAGAAACACAAATGACGTCTCTTGGTATATACGATAAAGATGAAGAACTAGATGAGTTAGCAAGTCAATATACAGCTGAGTTTATTGCTAAAAATAATTCTATGATGGATAAGAATGGCGAAATGAGATGTGATGTACCATTGGACAGCAAGAAGAAATTGATGTCTTCATTTGTAGATGGGATGAAGCAGATTGTAACTAAATATAAGTCAGAACATGTATCGACGGAGATTGAGTTCGAAAAAAGAATGGATACAGTTTTAACCGATGATCAAGAGAAGATGCGTTACGAAGTTAGAAATCTTACAGATGATGATCTTTCTGTCAGAATCGCTGATTTGAAACAGGTAAGTAATGATACGAAATCTGTTGTTTTACAACTCACTAATAGTTTAGATGTAGATGGTCCTCTAAAACAAAGTGTTAAAGAAGTAAAGAATGAAATAATAAAGTTTGGAATTCTCGAGAGTGATTTAATGTTACAACGTGCTAAAATACTAAACGGTGCTTCGGGTATCGATAAGCTAGAGGATAAGTTACAGGAAGATGTAAATAATGGTGAAACGATACCAGAAGCTTCTGTTAATAAGCTAGCTGGTGGTTACAAACTGATGGAAGAGAAGGTGGAGGAGAAGAACGAGACTAGAAAAAAATTAGCCCAGCAGAGACTCGATGTCATGAAATCTATAAAAGAACTCGATAGAAAACTGGAAACGGCAAGTCCATACGTCAAAAGCACAGTTTCCGAACTTCAGACAATGCTGGATAATGTATCTCTTAAGAAAAGTGTTAATGGTCCATATGCATGTGACATTGGAAAATTATGGGATAACTCAGAAGAGACATGCGTAGACACATGTAAAAGCGGGGATGAAAGAGTCGGTAATAGATGCATATTAAAGACACGAGCCGTTAATTTAGCTGATCAAATCAAAGGCGGTGTACAACTCAAAAAGACAGCTGTAGCTAGCTATACATGTGATACACACGAACTATGGGACGAGGTTCAAAAAGTTTGTGTAAAACAATGCCCGTCTGGGACAGTACAAAATGGAAAGAACTGTTCGGCGGTTAAAACTAAACACGACAGGTTAACCCAGATGATGGCGAGTGTTGACATGGCCAAAGACTCCGATTCCGATTCTGATTGGGATTGATCATTTAAGAATTAGATATACATATATAAAAGCGGGTTTGGTCTAGAGGTATGATTCTTCCTTTGGGTGGAAGAGGTCGGGGGTTCGATTCCCTCAACCCGCCATTATTTTTTGTAACAAATTATAATTACAAAAAACACAGTTAATGTTCATCATTTAAATCTCCGTATACTATACCACTCATTTGCGGCCATATGTCAAATAAATAATCTGATCCTATTAAAGAACATATAGCCTCTTCGAATGTATAATGGCTTAATTCGACAGTATACACTGGTTCTGGTGGTATATTCAATTCAGTAGCGATTTCTCGTCTACAATACCCGCATTTATTACTAGTTCGCATATGTTTTGAAAAACATGATACACAGTAAACATGTTGACACGGAGTCAATACTTTTCCAGTTTCCTGGTTTATGGTTTCGTAACATACAAAACAATCAATATTATCAGACATTTTAATGTTTATTAAATTTTTTTAATATATTATCGTTTTTAATATAAAATGCTAACTTCTATATTAAAAGGTGGATTTACAACTTTAGCTTTCTGTATGATTTCGGTTATATCAATCAGTTCACAGATGTGGACAAGTGTCATCTACGATGTGGTTGAACCACAGCTCGAATTATTGAATTGCACAAGTGTGTACGATATACATGATGATTTTTGGAAATCATCAGTGATGGCTCTTGCTTATTTTTCAACATATTTATCATCTTGGGGGCTTATCTATCATACTTATTCACGTATTTTTCTATTATCGACCAGGGATTCTATACAAAATGATCTGAAGCTTAAGAGATTCACAACAAGACAATTATCGGCTTCTCTCTCTCTTGTAATATGTGCTTTATGGGTAGTAACAACAACTATGGCACATGGACCATCCGGACTTCTAACATCAACCGGTTTATTATATAATACCACTCCTCTTATTTTGAATTTAATTGATATGAAAACTAAAGCATTTACCGACTTGCATCGGTATAGTGGTACCAGAACCAAATCTTTGTATCCAAACACACTGATATTTACGTCTTTGTATATGTTATGGGTTGTATGTTATTTCAAATTTTTAAATATGGATGTTATTGATATGGACGGTGAAACATATGAATCTCCTTATGATCTTATGAAATTTAATACATTGTATGATTGGCTTATTACCGGTGGTTTATTTGTTGGTGTAAATAGTGCTATTATGATTTCAGGGAAAGCAATCGAACGTTTCGTTTAATATACTAACATTCTGATAATTATTTTATATATAAAATATAAAATGAACCAATTTCATAAACAAAGATACACAAATCAAACTGTTTCAACGCAAAGATTTGGATACGGTACACGAGATCGTGGAAATGATGTTATAATTCAACAAATGGATATATTATTTTGTTTTTAATACAAACTAAAACAAAATATAAATGACGATAAACTATGGTACCGGTAAAACAATTAATATACCCAACCGAAAGGTGTTCTTGTGAATCATTATATGGATAGTATAAAATTATGTTCAACTTTTTATTCGGCGAAGGTTTTCAGATTTCAATATCATATTTTCTCGACCTGTCTTCTCATACACGCGTATATGTGTTTTGTTCCATTTCGTAATTATTTTAAATCCTTTCCTATTCTCTGTCATTGTATATTCAGTTGATGAATCGGGGTTCCGCTCCCCCCAGCAATAGACGCTCTTCCATACAAACCCCGTATTAGAGGGCATTTTCTTTAGATTTATTTTCATGTATTCTGGAATACTATCACATGCACGAAAGAAATGTCTCGTAGATGACTTATAAATATGTCCTTTAGATTCTTTATCGTGTTTTCGTGAATTGTTATAATATTCTTTAGATGTTTTAACATCCTCTTCGCGTGACGCCTTTTCTTCCTTTTTTCGTTGCTTTGTAGCAACCCCTTTTGTGTTGCTAATAAGGGTGTTAGTATTTATTAAATTTTTCAATTCAGAATCTAGTTCCCCGTTATCTAACATATGTAAACGGTCTGTTAATATTGTTAATGTATCGGTTCGTTCAACGATGTTTTTATTGAGTTTTTCCAATTGCGTTTGGACATATAAATCGTCGGCTCTCATCCCTTTGAATCGTGTTAATTTAGACTCGTCTGTCTCGTTATATCCACTTAATTCCTTTATTTCCAAATTAATTCTATTACGTTCATGTATCCTGATATCCATTTATTACAACAACTTACATTTTTAAGTGTTATATGCCCTTAAAACGACTTGGTTCATCATTCAATATTTGTCAATGAAAACAACGCGCTTATCTGGATCTCTCTGTTCGGAATATCTGGTTGTAATGTTTCTAATTCGATGGTTTCGAACAAACTTCCGTCTGGTAGGAAAACAGCAAAGTCTATGTTATCATCTAGAGTAAAAGTTTGTGTTTGTGATATGTCACCTGCTACTAAAGTAACAAAATTAGTTATTTGATCATCCACCGTGTTGGATATCAATACACGAAATGTTTTCCCTTCTGCATTTGGGTTATTTGAATAGAACGAATCATTTGTTTGTATACTTCGCCCTCCGCGATTATTCTGAAACCTAACATATACGTACGGGTACTGGGTAATATACCCACCTTTCCCATTCTTCAATGGCCTGTTTGGGAGAATTAAATGCATCAATGAGACCATATATTTCTTTGATGTTTTATACCCGCCCCATTTCATTCCTCTATGTGAAAGGTATGAATAATTATCTTTTGTGTATTTCAGTACGGAAAATCTTTCAGTTATGGATGATGTAGGTAATTTTGTGTATGGGGTACGGTTAAATGTTTCTGTTCTAGCACATGAAATAACAACACTGTTTGTACCTACTATAAAACTAGCAATAAAGTCGTCGTCGACAATGATATAATTCTTGCTCGGTTTCGAGTCAGATGATGCTCGAATAACTATATGGTCTTTCACATACCCGTAATAATAAGATATACCGTCTGTAGTAAGACCGATAAATAACCCCTTATAATATCCATTTATAGTAGAAAGATCCGGGTTAATTGGGTAATCGGTACCTTCTATTCCCGGTACAGTATAATTCAACAAGTTAATTGTACCAGCGATAGCTCCGGGTAAATTTAGATAGCTCGGTAATTGTACGTTAACAAACTTACTAATCCTTCTTATTTCAGTAGGGGAAAATATTCTAGCATTTATTGTCGAATAACTACTCAAGACGTTATCGTACGGAACGTCGACGGTTGCTACCATGGAGAGTGTTCCAGTAGCAGTAGCTATAATACAATTACTTGTTATTACACGGTTACCTGTTCCGCTACTTGCTACAACCGCGAATAATCCACCACCATATGCAATACCCGACCAATTATTATCTACAGCAGAAACGCGACTGGTCCAGGTAATTCCATCTGGACTTGACATTATTCGATTACCTGTTCCAGTCTCTGATACTGCAACGAATAGTCCATCACCATAAGTTATATCTTCCCAATCATTATCGGCAGCAGAAACGCGAATAGTCCACGTAATTCCATCTGGACTTGTCATTACTCGGTTACCTGTTCCAGATGACGATACTGCAACAAATAGTCCATTACCATATGCAATACCCATCCACTCATTATCTGCAGCAGAAACGCGACTAGTCCATGTAATTCCATCTGGACTTGTCATTACTCGGTTACCTGTTCCAGATGACGATACTGCAACAAATAGTCCACCACCATAAGTTATATCTCTCCAAATATTATCTGGGATAGTCGCCCCAGATGCAGCGGTATGGACTCCCGTTATTGTCCAAAGTATTGGCTCAGTAGTACCATTTGGACTTGGATAGTTTCCAGTTCCTGAGGAGAAGGCATTCCAACTTTGTCCTATACGGTGTTCTGATATTTCTCCGAGACTTGTTGCGGTATGATTTACATAGCTTACGTTAGTTGGGAGAACAGGATAAACGCCTACATACCAAACAGAAGATGTCGCGAAGCCCTCTGAATATAACAAATACGTATTAGTAGATGTATCCCTTCTGAATAAATGATGATCTAGTGATTGCCTGAACCTTTTACTGGTCGCATCCCGGTATAGAGTACCAACCGAAACATAAACACCATCTAACGACGAGATGACTGGATGATTTGCTATTGTTAAAACATAGCTTTCTTCTAATGGGTATGATGATGGAGAAACACGACTAGTCCACGTAGTTCCATCTGGACTTGTCATTACACGATTATCTGTTCCGGTCGACGATACAGCCGCGAATAATCCATTACCATAAGTTATAGATTCCCAATCATTATCTGGGGTATCGGTATCACCACCATAAGGTTGACTACTTGTAACCGTCTTAGTTTCTAAATTAACAGTATAAAGCACACCAGTATTATAAAATATATACAGTTGAAGACCAGCGCTTTGAATACGACTTACTGATTGAATTCCAGTCCTTGGAAGACCATTATAGGCTGTGGCTGTTAAACCCCATTGTCCCGCCGTATAAGTAAAATTGGTATCACCTCCCGCAGTCCAAAGTGACTGATTCCAAATTGTCCCGAGTGATAACCTGTAAGCATTGCTCACCGCGCGATCCTCATCATCGGTCTGTGCCGTGTGTTGGACGTCATCTCCAAGTGCCGCAAATGCATACGGAGTCGAATCACCAGTTGTTTCAGAAGTAAAACCTATTCTATTTACATTATACGCATCATCCCAAAAAACATATACTGTATGATTTGACGCTAATTCAGCCATTTTAATAGGTAAATTATTTGGAAGTGTTAGGAACATAGTCGCCCCACTAGTTGCCCCGATGTCATGAATCGTTGTTGTATTTGTAGTTGCATTGTGTTTGTAAACTTTTCCCAATACACCATCATAGTAGAAAAAATAAATTATATCTCGAGCATCCTCAAAATAACAACTAGCTGTATGATTCCAAGGCACTCCATTAAATAAATTAACAGGTGATGATGATGATGATGTAGTAACGCGACTAGTCCACGTAGTTCCATTTGGACTTGTCATTACGCGATTACCTGTTCCGCTACTTGCTACAGCCGCGAATAATCCACCACCATATGCAATACCCGACCAATTATTATCTACAGCAGAAACGCGACTGGTCCAGGTAATTCCATCTGGACTCGTCATTACTCGGTCACCTGTTCCAGTCTCTGATACTGTAACAAATAGTCCATTACCATATGCAATACCCGACCAATCATTATCAGTAGCAGATGTACGACTAGTCCATATTTCAGCCCCATGACACACACCCATCTCTGGATTTCCACTAGGAATAGAGACAACGATAGATTCCTCATCATAATCTAAACCAGGTGACAGGAGGACGATACTGGCGACACTTTGAGCGGCTAGTGTCGCCACAACCTGAGCCCCGAATCCACTAGAATTGATTATTTCTACAGTCGGAACGGACGTATACCCGGAACCGGATGCAGTTAATGACACACTAATGACTACACCAGCAGTAATATTAACCGTTCCGGTAGCACCACTACCACCCCCTCCGCTGATTTTAACGGTTGGAGTAGAAATATATCCGGAACCACCACTCGAGACAGTAAATCCGGTAATACCGGCAGCAGTCAATAACGTTACGGCAGAGGCCCCTACCCCGCCACCTCCTGTTATCGTTACAGCTGGAGCATCCGTATATCCAGAACCTCCAGCTGTAAGGGTCAGGTTTCCTACACCCCTTGTATACGAAGTTACTACTCTGTCTTCTGACGTATAATTAAATGGAGTTGACGAATTTTGCATATCAATACGTAAAGTAGATCCTATATATGAACCAAGTTGCTGAGAAGCCGAGGATGGTAAAACCACCGCTTTATTTTGCGTTCCTATGGGTGTCGCGGCTGTATGCAATTCAGTATCTTTCTGTATCTCAATAAAATCACCGATTGTTATTTGGGGTGTTTTATTTTCGGTTCGAGGTATATCAAACGCAATTGTATCATGATTAGTAACCTTTTCTATCGGAGCCCCTGTCATATCAAAATCTGTAAATAAATCAAGCGGGTTCCGGGAAACCAATGATGGAATAACTTCTCGTAACTCTAGTGTATCCGTAGAGCCCAGTACGTTGGAATTAGAATTTATTTTAATAAGGCTTCTGTAATGGTCGTGAGAAGTAATCTTATATTCAAAACCGGTTGTTATATTAATAAGGTATTTATCGATTAACGCAGAACGAGAAGGGCCTCCGGGCACGAAAATCATGGCTTCGTCCTTCAGAGTATTACTTGAATCATAACCAGTGCTCGGATCCACAATTTGACATATAGATGTGAGAACTAACTCAAGATCCACATCTGTTTTAATTAAGCATTTATTACTACCTAGATACTCGTAATCAATAATCCTAGCCGTGGTGACTGGCGTATGGTTAACGTGGATGGTAGATCCGTAGTAATAATTCTTACGTGGTTGGAGACCTCCATGCCCCTCGATATCAGTATCTGAAATAATAGACGTTAGAATATGGTTTCGTCTATCAGCATTTACATAAGAAGCCATATCGGGTAGGGTTTGCGTCACTACGCGTAAGCGAATTCCTTTTGTTGCCACCCCGGTATTAGAGAGCATAAACTCTGAATTCCTCCATTTATTCATCGATATTTCATCGGTAATTGGTTCTATTGCTGTATATTTGTTAGTAGCGGTTGCATAAACATTCGTTTCAACTACGAATTCCGCTGGTTTTGGGTATTCTCTCCTATTTCTGTACGTACTGTCTATTTCAATATATCTTGTCGTCATTTATTATATTACAGTAAACTTTTTTAAACTCATCTTAACTAAATGATTTATTCTTTCTACATGAAAAATAAATCAACCAGTATTCACATTTTGTATGATATACTCAGATCTGAGAGATGATAAACAATTAGCTACTAAATTACTATACGGTTGCATATCGTTTACTTTAATATATTTCAACCCAGTATCTACAAGTATCTTAACTAGATGAGAATGTTGTATATCTCGTTCGCGTAGTACAGTATTTATAGCCGTTAAATCTGTCTGACCCTTCGAAATAAGATTATTGATAGCACTAAGAGCATTATTAAATACAACTCCTTCGATATTGACTTTAAAATCAGAACTAATGGATAATAAATGTCTATCTGTTATTATGACAGTTCTGCACATGTTATAAACGAATTGTTTCTGTTGTTTAGTCTGAGGCGACCCCATACGTCGCCATATATCCCTCATTGTGATGCGGTCGTCATGACTTTTCGTTGTATGTAATATAGCATCTTTTGGAGAAAAATTACAGAATTTAGAAACGATACATGCTACTACAACACCACTTCTTCCGTGTCCACCTTTACAATGTACATATAAAAGATCCCCGGGGGGTAAAGTATGTAAGATATTACATAAATTATAAATTAAAACAGTGAAACTTATTCTATCGTACGGTATATTATTATCTTTAATAGGATATGATATATATCTACAGTTTGTCGTGTATGGAACTATTTTTTTTTCATTCTCGTATGTTAAATCAACAAACACTTTCACGCCTATACCCTCTAACATTGTTACATCTTCGTTAGACGGGTGACTCCCGAACAGTCCTTTATCTTTTATAAAATAAGAACAATTTTCCATCTTGTTATTTTATCACTAATACTTAAACTAAGAAATCATATTTATATGTTGATAATATCTCTGTATGTGGGTGAGATGGAATCGAATAGTCTAGATGCGATATCACTTGTTGTGTGATTTAACTTCGTGTTGCTTGGGGTGTTATTGCTTCGGATATTGAATTTATCTACATCCGTGGGTGTATGAGTCGAATTGTTCTTCACTATGTTTTTGATTAGAGTGTTTGTAAGTTTCGGGTTGTTCAATACACGGATATTTTTAATAAGCTGTTCCATATCGCATTCGGTAAGTTGACATTTAGTGTGGTAATCGACCCGGTAAATATTATCGGAGAACACATCCATATACATTTCTCTGAAACATCCGATAAGGTAATTCAGAAGATACCCCGTAATGTCAGTTGTCAATCTCTCGAGATGACAGTCAAGCTTCCAATATCGAATCCCGGAAGTTATCTCAGATAGGTAATAAAAACTATAATTACCGCCATCTGGACACGATAGATATATCAGGCTACCTTGGAGAGCAATTTCTAGATTTGTTTCGATGTTGCTGATAACAGATCCATAGTTAGAAAGTTTAGTGTAAATCGACTCGATGTTAAATGGTTCATATTCACTTTCCGGTCTACCCTGTCTTCTCAAAACTTTCATTAATATTTCAATATCATCTATTGCGATCCCTTCGTTGTAATAATTTTCGTACTTGACGAGTCTCGTATCCATTGGGGAAAGCCCTCTCGAGATCACTGATCGGATTTTCTTTGGAGAAAATCCTTTTGTTGTGAATATATCAGTCAATGAAGTTACATGTGACTTTGTAAGTGTAATATACGCATCCATGGTCATGTTTTCGAACGAATTATTACGTTTACGTTTTAACTCGGTCACCTGTTTATTGTATATTTTACCGATTTCTATTTTTTTCAGTATGCTGGAATAACAATCATTCACTTCAATCGCTTCTGTAGGTGGTAATTGTTTGATATGCATTTGTATAATTTTATCCTCAAGTAGCTTCACTCTATTTTCTAATTCGATGTATCTTTTTTCTAATTCGATGTATGATATATCGGACATGATGATTGTTTGATAATTAATATCAACTCTTTACATATAATCGTTTTTTAAAATCTAACACTTTACAAACATTACTTTTTATGACATTTAAAATGATGTCGATGATTATAATAAAATGACCACTGATACTAGTTTAATTGCATTCAAAGCTATTACGGGATTTGTTACTAACTTATCTGAAGTATTCGGAGACGAACACCGTAATATCATGTTATATTCGCATTTATTATCTAAAACTACTCTTTCACATGAAGTAGCTATACAAAAACACTTTGATATGTTTAGGGATTTTTGCGTATCTAATAGAGATGTTATTGAACAAAAGAATTTTAAGAACTTAACGAACACACGAATTGAATATTCTGATAATGTATGGTTTGATTTCAAAACAATATTCGAAGATTCGGATACGGATACCCGAAATGTTATTTGGAAGCATGTATTGATAATATCTGCAATTACCGACCCAGCAGGGCAAGCTAAACAGATAATACGAAAATCAGTTGATAAACAAGGGGGTGGTGAAGCAAATTTTCTTACTGATATTGTAAACAAGATCGAAGAAAATGTTGATCCGAATGCCAACCCGATGGAAGCAATAACCTCAATAATGTCTTCCGGTGTGTTTACCGATCTTATAAGTGGAATGGGGGCAGGGGTCGAGGATGGTTCGCTAGACATGTCAAAGCTTATGGGGACGGTTCAGACAATGATGGCCGGGATGGGGGGAGGAGGTAGCGGTGAAGGAATGCCGGATATGTCAGAAATGATGAAAATGTTAAGCCCCCCGGCACCACCACCGCCATCTCCCGACAATTTAGATTAATAATTCGATGAAAGAGTGGTATAAAGTAGAGCCCCAACACACCAACTCTACTTGTTCAATTGTATAATATATTCAGATATTATACAACTTTATTTATATTTTTTAATCATAGAGGACGATGCAGCATCAGTGATAGATCGTTCTCTCTCCATGGTTGATTCTCTCCACCATTCATCTTCTCTACCACCTAACCCAACTTCATCAGTAGCGTTACTTTTATATACTTCAAGAGTGGTACCATTCGGCGTGGGTAATTGAATGGTTTCATACGTCTTAGTTAATATATTGTTTAAGTGATTGTTACTAGGTTCAACTGCATATAAAATATTCGAAAACGTTTTTTTATTAACACCAGGTGTCCAATGCGGAACGGTGGGTTTAGACAGTTTTGAATTACCGTCGTTCCTCATTATAATTCGGTATTTACTATCGTCCATTTTATTATAACTGTTCATAAAATGTTTAAGTTTTAAATTAATTAATCTAAAAGATAACAACCCATTATATAAATTATGACCAAGGATAAAGCAATTATATTGAAAAAATTAAAAGAACTGAACACCATATGGCATCCCGAATCAACTCTTGTATTTAAGTCTCGAACCGATAAGGTTGTTATAGGTAGATTTTTAGACGGTAAATCGATACTGGATAATGATGTATATGATCTATGCAACGAATGGAATTTTAATATGGATCAATCACTTTTTGAGGAACAAGAGGTTACTGAGGAACAAGAGGTTACTGGGGAACAAGAGGTTACTGGGGAACAAGAGGTTACTGGGGAACAAGAGGTTACTGGGAAACAAGAGGTTACTGGGAAACAAGAGGTTACTGGGGAACAAGAGGTTACTGGGGAACAAGAGGTTACTGGGGAACAAGAGGTTACTGAGGAACTAGAGGTTACTGAGGAACAAGAGTCCCATTGTTCGTCTTTCGAAGATTCGTTTTCTCAACTGTCTATTATTATTAATGATATTCACACATCCAACAAAACATTGGTCGAACAAATTACAACATTGACTAATAAACTTCTCGATAAAACCAATGAATACGAATTACTCAAATGTAAATTTACCAAACTCAGGAGCATTATAGATTGAATAGTATTTAGAGACAAAACGCTGTATAATAAACATGAGTGTTACATATGTAGTTGTATATTATAATGTTGATGAACCAAGTAATTCAGAAGTAGTGGGTGCATGCAAAACTATAAAACAGGCGATAATGATGATGATAAAAGCAGCCCATTACAGCGAGGGCGAAGGAGGGACTTTGAGACAGTACCTACGCGAATCAGATGATTATGAATCATTCCAACACCTTATTGATACATGTGTCGAAAACATGACATTGATAGACGAGGATATATATAGAATAGAACCCATTACGATACAGTAAAATTATTATAGTAATAATAATTTTATAATAGATTTCACTAAGTGTTATTGCTCAGATCCATGACAAGATCCATCATCCCGGTCCCGATATTAGAACGTTTTCCGCATACGATCGCAGCTGAAACACCATTCGTAGATTCTACCTCTCCGGTTACCGCAGCGTTCAAAAAGTTATCAAGTGATTCCTCGAACGATGCTTTTCCCATGGGACCACATTCATCATATTTCAATGTATATCGACTGATCGATGAAATACTTCCACCAAAAGTCATTCGATCAACCAACAATACCGCATGACATGTGTTAATTCCATCCATAATAATCATAAACTCATCTACAAGGAATTTCCTAACGGCTTCAATACCAAGTGTTTCATATATATCCCAAACATTATTTGAAACGGTCCTGCAAGCGTCTACTATCGGGAGTGATACAAGTCGTCTGAATACATTGTTCTTATTATTACTTGCATTCGTCTCGACAAACCACTCCTTTTTTTTAACAGTATAAAATATCTCATCGATTCCTTCAATACCGCATATGTCGAGTTTCTCTATATTTGGCAAGACAATATCTTCCATATATATTTCAACCGCGTTCGATTCGTTTATAAACGCAATCGGATGTTGTAGCTTACTCAACACATCCACTGTATCAACAAATATATAAATTTCTCCTGTTGCAACAAACGGAGAAAATACACATGTCAAATCTTCGTATGTGTCACTGATTGCCTTGGATATATCATTTAGATTAATTTTAAACTCGAACAGCCTTTTTTTCTTTAATTGGACCTTGATACAGTTTGTATATCTTCTAAACTCATTTCCATATAACACTTCGTATGCATCATACCACGGCTCTGGTTGTTTGTCAAAAATAATTTCAACTCCATTTTGAACTATTAAGTCTCCTAATTTAATACCTGTAATATGATTCCCTATTGTTCTTCTGAGATCTTTGATATTTTTGGTTCCTTCATTGAAGAAAATTCGATGGTTAATCTGTCGTTGGTTTTTCGTAGCGTTTAATAACTCTTGGAGACGAGGGACACCTTCTGTCATTGTCGTCTCAGATTGCCCTGCTTTGTGAAAAGTGTTCAATGCTGTTTGAGTATTCTTTTCTCCTATCGATTGTGCACAGATGACCCCGACACTCTCTCCTGGTTGTACCTGTGATTTGAACCATGTCTTTTCAAGCGACTCCTTCAATTGAGGGATGATGGCCGGATATATGTCAATATTATTCAATTGTGTTCGTAAATTATCTTTGTTATTGTTGGAAATGGATAATGCAACTACCGGTGGTATTCCTTTTTGGGGAGTAATAAAATCCAATATATTGTCAATTTCGTTATAAGTTAATTTACGTGTCATGATTATATTTCAATGTTAAATTCATTTTTTTTTCATTTTTCCATGTAATTGTAAAATGAGGTTGACAAATCTAATTAATCTAATCAATTTGATATTTAAGGATAGGGTGAAGAACAACGATAAAAAATTACTAAAAATGTATAAAACCAGCCTCGTTACTATAGATGAGAATCACGAGGTCTTGTAGTTTATATTCAAATGGAATATAAAATTTTATATTCCATTTGAATATAAAATGACTCATACACGAAAACAATTATGCGATATTCTCGTGACTCATGGTATAGAACTGAGGAGTGAATCTAAAATGTCGAAACGACACCTTCTAAATATGTACGGAACTGTTTTTAGAGGTACCATCCCCCCTCGTGTTCGGGAACTTTCGCATGCATCTATGGAAAAATTAATCAAGTACGCTGTATTAATCCAACGCATGTTCAGAAAGAATAAAAAAGGTATTAAATTTAAGACATCGAATCGGGTATTGATTAAACAAAAATATAATATAGATGTTGATGTATGGGTTCCCCCATGCGAAAAAGAGGCGGTTAAATATCTGCGGTCAATAGAAATAGTAAAAGATAACGGAGATAAATACGACTATAATACTGTGAATGTTGGTTCATTTACGAACACCACCGAAACCTCTGATTTTGCCAAGTATGGATCCGGGGTTACGGGTTATTTTAAGTTCGTAAAATGGGGGTGTTCATTATTTGCTGGTTTATCGCTGATACATCTACCGAGTATGATAATAAATTATTTTGGAACAACCATAGATAATCATAATATATTCAGTTCTGATAAGGTTTCATATGGTAATGTATTGAACAATACAGAATTTGAAACACCCATATTTACACTACCGATACATAAATATTTCATATGGAGTGACGTAACGTCTATAATTTTTACATCCATAAGTATATACTATATCATATATTATTCACAACTAGAATCAGACATGGTAAGTAAACAAACTATAACAACTGACGACTTTACTGTTCAAATTACAAACATTGATCCAAATGTAACAAAAGATGACATACGTCGTCATTTACGAGATGTTAATATCCACGACGTTGTCGATATTGTTCTATTGTATGATATAGAGGGTGAAATACAGCAATATAGGAAAAAGAATTCTCTAACTGAAAAGAATAATGAATTAACTAATAAACTTAACTATCACGTACGAAACGATAAAACTATTAGTTCGCATGTAGTAAGTTTGATACATAGAAAATTTCAAGTAGAATATGATATACGTAATATACGAACTAATGAATTTGTTAAGAAACAAAAAAAAGTTATAAGAGCATTCGTAACGTTTGATACCCAAATATCATGTCATGCATTCCTCAAGTTATATGATAAAGGTTTCGTTTACGGAGTTTTAGCGAATAAACACCCTCGTTTAAATAAGAAACATATAACGGTTAAAAAGGGTCCGGAACCATCGACCATTATATGGGAAAATATATCATATACTATATATGGACGATTTTTGAGACAATTGTGTACCGGTGTGTTATCTGGATGTATTTTAATAATGTCTACAATGGTAACTGTTCATATTAAAAAAAAACAGTATAGTAATTACGAAGACATGGAATGTGTGATTGACACGAGCGAAGAATGTACATGTGAACGTCTTGGGTTAGCAGAACAACTACAGTTAGATATATGTTCGGATTATATCAGGAAATGGACAAATTCACAATTAACGTCTATTGCATTATCAGGTGTAATAGTATTATTAAACCAAGGGTATCGAATTGTTACACGGATACTATCCAATGCTAATAAATGGGCTAGTGATAGTGATGACCGGGTTTATGTGATGACGCATCTATTTACTCTCGGGTTTATTAATATGATGATAAATACAATATACGATTTCTATGGCATAGGTTTGTTTTCGATGGAATGGTTTGTTACAAATGGTTATGTTATCCTATTGACACTTATGTGTACTGGTATGTCCGATATATTAAGTCATGTTCATGTAATTATATATAATAAATTAAAACACTATTTGGGTGTAATATACTATACACAGAAAAGTCTCAATGGTAAATATGAAAAGCCGGTATTTACCATTGAGAATAAATACTACAATGCGTTATTAATCACATGTACATGTATAATATTTATATCAGTTATACCAGTTCTGGCTGTCATGGGTTTCTCAATTCTAATGTTGATTTACAGGACAAATAAGTATATGTTTTGCAATAGATATGCGAAACCTCCGCGTTACAATAATCATATTTTACGTAGAACGACATATATTCTTCAAATCACGATGTTAATTCGAATGGGAGTAAGTATATATTTAAATGATGCAGGTGTACATCCCTCGTTAGTGGATAAATTTATACACGGTATATATAATCCATACGAAAACCCCGTATGTTTACTATCATGTATCTATGTACTTCCAATTATCTATTCTGTCATTAAAACGATAAATAAATATATACCGAATGATAACCCGATATCGTATACCAAGGCATTGAAAGACGGTGTACTATCTGGGTTGAAATCATATAATATATCAGATAACCCGAATTACGAACTATACACGACTCAATCTGAAAGTATGGTATGAAGGTTTTTATTTTTACAATCCAAAAGTGAATGTAAAAATAATAAAGGATGAATGAAATATCTAGAGGATTGGGAAACCAAGAGCACCGCCTGAAATACGGATAACGTTGTGATTGACAGCGTTAACAACAAGATCCCAAGTTCCTGTAAGACCAGTGATAGCCTTAGGGGCGATAGAGACATTTGTGAGCTTACCAAAGTTAGTAGAACCGTTAGGATCGATGGATGTCATGTCGAGAGCATACGAGTACAAATGCATACCAGGCTCGGCGGTGGGGATACTGGTGGCGTGTTGGTAAGGACCGACGTGAGTGAAGTAACTGGAAGGAACAGAACCGAGACGAGTAGTGTTCTCGTACAAGAGAGTCACATTATCGATAGGAGATTCACGAGCGATAGTACCAGCAGCCTCATTTGCGTCACTACGGGTATGGTAACGGGAGAAGAGATCACCACCGGTTCCTGACGCCTTCAGTGCAGTGTCGGTGACAACGGTGGTATTCTGAGTCTTGTTACGGATACCGAACATCAGAGCCTTAATACCGTGAGAGAAACGGATGTCGTACGTCTTGTTTGCGGAGGTGTCAAATGTATGAGGAGGGGTATGCTGGAACTGTTCGATGGTAATATTCCTGGCGTGAGCACCCATGAGAGTTCTCTCGGTGTTGGATACAATCGCATAATTAGCCCATACGCGAGCACTGGTCATAGCGGCGAGAGAGGTCTCTGTTACGTTGGAGAGAGCAAACGGAGCCTGCTTCTCACCTCCTGAGGCAAGGGCGAATGAACTAAGGAGTTCAGTCTGATTACGGAACTTGAAATTAATACGCATATCATTGTAGGGAAGGGCAGCGGTAGGAAGGGAAACGCCACTGTCCCTGGAGAAGAAGAATGGAAGAGGGAGGATAAGTCTGTGAGCCTGTCCGTCTGAGTTTCCACCTACAGCAAGACCACGAACGAACATATTATTGTTACCATCAGTAGTCTGAATAGTGTCTCCGGCACCGATCATAGCATTGTATCCAGCCCTCTTAGAAGCGGAAACAGTGAAAGCCGTCCAGAAATCGAGGATCTCAGATGTAAATCTAGAAGCGACAAGGTCGTTGAATGTAATGGTGCACTCCTCGATCAAGTTATGCATGAGATTCTTGCACCAGAAACTAGAGAATCCGGAAGCATTAGTGTACTTAGGGAGAACGACTTCTAACCAAGAGTTGAGAAGGTAATCTCCGGCACGTGAAATGGTGACAGACCAATGGTTTCCGAAATCACCAGTTCCACTAGCACTTGTTAACACAACGGGAACCTGTGTGAACCATGTAGATTTTCTGTGCTGGTGCACGAAGTACGTGACCGCATTTTCTCCGCCGTAAATTCTTTGTTCAAGAGCGTCGGAAGTAGCGAGATCAATGAATCCAGCAGTAAGGTTATTTGTTTGAAATGACATCTTTTATTGATACTAAATATTTTTTTTATTTTTATTTTTGTTTTCGTATGGTTACTTAAAAAAAATACTTATATTATATTAAAAATGGAGACTGACATCTTAACCATCGACAATAAAATCCGTTCCATCCTTACGGGTGAAGCATTGTCTTTCTATAAATCCGATACGATTGGCTTGATCGACAGATATAAACAGATTCTAAAAGTCCCTATGAAAATTAATTTCATGGGTAAACGTGTCACTACTAATACATCTGAAGAAAAATTGAATATAGAAAATGACTACATTAAGATGACATCTCGATATTACAATATCGAATACGATAATTCGACATCTGATATAATTTGTAAAACATGTAATAATAAAATAGAGATATTAAATTTAGAAGACACGGTGAATGTATGTGAAACGTGTTCGTCTGAATATGAAGACAGTATTACTTCTAAATCATTTACCGATGCATCGCGAGTTTATGTTTCATCCAAATATTCATACGATCGAAAGAATCACTTCCGTGAATGCATTAACCAATACCAAGGAAAACAAAATGTAACTATCGACCCTCAAATATATAAAGACATCGAGGATAAGATTGAATTCCATAATCTGTTACTAGGGGATGAGGCATCTGATAGATTACATAGATACAAAAACGTTACTAAAAAAGTAATATTGTCATTTTTGAAGGAATTGCGTTTATCAAAACATTACGAAAACGTTAATTTGATATTTTCAGTTATTACTGGGAATAAACTAGACGATATCGAATATTTAGATAACATGTTAATGAATGATTTCGAAATCATATCAGACACATATGACAAACTTTATGTAGATACCAATAGGAAGAATTTCATAAACACACAATATGTCATTTATCAACTCTTGTGTCGACTTGGTCATAAATGCGACAAAGATGATTTCTCTGGTGTTAAAACGATCGATCGTAGATTTTTCCATGAAAATATATTAAAAACTCTTTTTGAACACCTTCGATGGAACTATACACCAATGTTCTAATTTTTTTTTTATTAATCACGTAATTAATAAAATGTTACTATTTGCATTTGACAAGATGATTTACAATTATAAAAAAAATGGTTTTATTATGTTAATGATTATTTTTGTCTTATTTATAATAGGATTCGCATTATATCGAATGCTAAAAGGGGATTCTGTAAACGAAGGCACTTGGACAACAGACAAATACTATAATTTAATCCCTGTAACTACTACTATGGATAAATCAGTCGTACACACCGCTAAATCAACGCGTGTTAATAATACCAAAGGGGGGAAAGATAGTAAGGGGGAGGTTGAATGTAGACATGTATTATCGCGTATATTCAATAAACCATTCCTTAAGGATCGCCCTAGTTTCCTAAATAACCCAGTCACCGGTGGGATATTTAACCTGGAATTAGATTGTTACGAGAAAGAACTCGGGATCGCATGTGAATATAATGGACGTCAGCACTACGATTTCATCCCATTCTTCCATAAAAACAAAGAGGCTTTTTTTAATCAAAAGTACAGAGACGATATGAAACGACGATTATGCAAAGACGAGGGCGTGTTCCTTATAGAAGTTCCGTATACAATTGATATAGGAAGTATAGAAGATCACATAATAACCAAGTTGAAAAAACACAGTTTGATCAAATAAAAATATAGTGATATATAAAATGCCTGGTATATACTGTGGTAATAATGCATTAGATCCCAGTCTAGCAAACGGGCAAAATATAGTCGGTACAAGGTATGGTTGTATGAAAAAAGGAATAGGTCGTGGAATGCACATGCCTGTAGATCCAAACTATGGTAATTATCAACCTATAAACAATCAAAAAGTATACTGTGGTAATGGGAATAATGTCCCAGGTGGTTATGTGTCACATGGGACATTACCTCAATGTCTTACCAAGGGGGTAGGTGTGGGGAAAAGAATACGATTCGATCAATTTATGATTAACGGTTTTTCTCCTCCTGCAATACCAGTAGACCACATAAGTGGGCAAATATTATTAGTGGTATTTTTATGTAGTGTTATATTATCGGTCATTGTACTTCGTCGTGTTAAGCCCGAATTCATATTAGATGAAGACGATATTGTGGATGTTAAATTATACGTTGTATCTATTACAATAGGATTGATACTGACAGTACTACTTCGTATTGTCATATAATGATTCAAATTTTTAGTTTAAAATTTGAACAATAACATTTATTTTTTTATATAGTTCTTTTCGAGCTCATCGAGTTCTCTCAACCATGTTTGTTTTTCGGTCGTTGATTTCAACTTCTTGATAGTAGTCTTCTCTTTGCTGATTTCAGCTCGTAAAACATCAACCTTTTCTTTGGTGAAAGTACGCACCTGAAGCCCTAGTAAATATCCATATCCGTCATCAATCATTTCAACATTTTTGGATTTCAGGTCATCTATAATATCTTCTTCTTTTCGGTTCATAATACCAATACGACCTGAAATAACATCGTCTATAAAGTTCATTTTATTAACCAGTATAACAAGACGACGCTCTGCGATCTTAACCTGATATTTCTTTCTCTTCTTATAGAAGTCGAGTCGAACATGGCAAAATACATCGATAATCTCGTCTACTGTCTTGTACTTGACGATCTTTTGTTTATCGTTAAACACCACCATGTTCGTTGTATGAATATGTGACGATAATTTAAGTGTTTTTTCATTAGGAATCATCCCGTTCGAGTCAGTTGTTACTATAAACTTAACCTTGCCGGGTGTTGAATAATTCTTCATAGACTTCAGTTTCTTATCGTTAACGAGATCTTCCAATACATCCTTGAACTTATTGGTCCACATCCCTATTGGTAACTCTGTTATTTCATATGTGTTATTCTTCTTTCCTGGTTTCACTATTCCATGTGTTTCAAACCTTCCGTTATCGCACTGGGTGATATTACCTTCAAACCCTCTGTACCAAGGGATTAGATCATCGAACATAGATATTTCAACATCACCGTCTTCATCGCGTTCGAACACATTTCCATCGTTATCCAGCCAGGTCTTGATAGATTCAATCATTTCAGACGGATTATAACATGGAATTGTAGACGACCATCCAGTTCCAATACCTAAACACCCGTTCACTAGAATCATTGGTATAATCGGGACATAATATTCTGGCTGAACCGTATCACCATCGTCATTTACATATGTCAATATCGCATCATCTTCATCCCGGTAAATGAACTCGGTCAATCTATCCATCTTAGTGAATATATACCTTGCGCTAGCGGCGTCATTACCTCCATCCAGTCGTGATCCAAACTGACCATCGCGATATAAAAGCGGGATGTTATTAGAACCAACAAAATCATGGGCCATACCAATCATAGTGTCTTGGAGATTTTGTTCACCATGATGATAATTGGAATGTTCGGCTGTATAACCACTTAATTGAGCTACTTTCAAACTCGTACCGGTATACCGTAACTTTCGTTTTCTGACAGCGTATAGGATTTTTCGCTGTGATTCCTTCAACCCATCAATCCCATTTGGAATAGAACGACCGCAATCAGAGTGAGAAAACTTGATCATCTCTCCATTCATGAAATCAGTTATACTCATCTGTGTGAATACGGGTTGATCATCCAAGGAAAATATACTTGTTCCTGGTTTGTAATTACCTAACCATTTCTTTCGGTCGTCGGGATTCGCCTTATTGAATATCTTATTCATGTTATCATTTGCGTCATCGTCGTGAACATATTCAACCATCTTGGTACCAAATGTATCGGCGACATCCTCAGTCTTTGTAGTTCCTAACCCTTTGTAGTATTTAACCTTGACCTTGTCGTTTACATGAGTGGTCATCCATTCATTAAACCGATTCTCATCGTAAAAAAGAATATTCTTTCCAACGCGGGCAATTGGTGTCTTCATACTGACTATAAACGGGGTCGTTCTATGTAACAATGATGGAAACAGAGAATGAAATAAGTTCATAATTAATCCCTCTATATGAATACCGTCGCAATCGGCATCCGTCATGATCATTAATCGCCCATAGTTTAAAGTTTTATAATTCGATTCAACCATATAATCAACCCCATGCCGACAACCCAATGCCTTAATCAGATTCGACACTACTTTATTACTTCCGATCATCGTAGGTGAAGCATTTCTTACATTAAGTATCTTACCTGTCAACGGTAGAATACCGTACCAATCACGTCCAGCTGTCCCATATACACCCTTCTCTATTCCGGCAACCGCATATGTTTTGGCTGATAACCCCTCGCATACTATCATAGTACAATCAGATGATTTACTTCCACCGGCGTTGTTTGCTGGATCAAACCCGTCAATTTTCACGATTTTTTTACCTGTTCGTTCGGACTTCTTAAGGATCATCATTTCCTTACTACGAATGATATCCAATACGTTATCCATTGTCTCCCATTTCATAATATTTGATATTTGAGTATTGCTAATATGAGCATTTTTTATAGCAGGTGATTCTAATTTGTTCTTATCTTGACCGTCAAATTCCGGTCGAATAACAGTGGAAACCACGAACAGTCTAAAAAACTGTTTAACATCTGATATGTTAATGTTAGGAGACTTCTTATTTTTGGAATTGAACTTGTCGACGATCGGTCTGAAAATAGCCTCGCTCCATGCATCTACATGCTGCCCTCCTAACTTTGTGAATACCCCGTTCACGAACGAGACTGATTCGAATTTTCCAGTACTGGAAGCAGATAACAAGACACCATCAGCCAACAATAATTTATCACGGGTATCCGAGTATAACGAAGAATACTTTATAAGAGTATTCGAGTTTATGACCTGGTTATTCAGGCTTACTTTTACACCAGAAATCATAGCTGCGTCTATCACGTATTTAGTATAAAGTCGAACAATATCATCAGTGTAACTGTCTATCCCAAACTGTTTGAAATCAGGAAACCATTTCACGTATGTATACCCGTTCTTGATACTTGACTTCCTTACTATTGGGTCGGATACATTCCTCATATTATTTGTCCACGTCTGTTTTAAATATTTCTCATTTGACGGATCTACTCCTTCGACTGAAAATTCTGTACTGAAAATATTACATAGTTTACTTCCTAACCCGTTCCTACCAGCTACTATTCGATCTTCTTCATCGTCGTAATTACTACCGGTTAACAATCTCCCGAAAATCATAGTGTGATTGTAACAGGCGCATTCTTCATTGAGTTCAATAGGAACAACATCACCATCATTCCATACACTTGTTTCACCGGTCTCCTTGTTTATCACGACTTTGATAGCCTTACATAATATACCATTATCTTTACTTCTCTTTACATTGTCGATAGCATTAGACAGAACCTCTATGAAAATTCTGAGAATAGCAGGAGAAAACGTAATGCTGCTCTTAGTTATATTAAGGTCTGATCCCGAAATATATTCATCCGATGTTCTTAATCTCAATGAACCACAATACATGTCCGGTCTTTTCATGATGTGTTCAATAGGATCAAGCTGTATATATTGTTTTTGTTTTGAAACCATTGTATTTGATATGTTATATTATATCAAACACATAAAACATTTTTATTTAGAGATGTAACTCGTAAGAAATAAAGTATGAAAGACGATTTGAGAAAACTTGTGTATTTTTTTCGAGAGCTAGCGGATGCTATCGAAAATGAAAAATTAGCCCCTAATGAATTAATTTCAGCAAGTGAGATATTTATGCATTCTAAATTCAACACTGTTAACGGGTTACAACATGAGATAGAAGAAAAGACGTTTAAAAAATTCTTATTCACCGGGTGGTATATACATAATCAAATAGAACTTAATGAACAAATATCAACCCATAAGTTAAAATTAGATGATTAAATATCATCGAAGTCTATGTCAGGTGCTTCTTCGAATACAAAACCGTCCGTTGTTTCGACAATGTCATCCAGACATGATGATGATCTCCCGAATACTTCAGGTATTTCATTATATTGAATCAGTTTTTTAACTTCGTCATCTGTATATTTATGGATTACATCAACCTTGTCATCTTGAAATGATCGTTTACTTACTAATACGACAGTATCAACTAAGATGCGTTGTCTTCGCATTCCGCGATGGACAATAGCCATTCGATCACTATTGTCTGTTAGCCTGACTGTGAACCTACAGTTACCAAGCAGTGCCGTAATCTTACCATATTCTTCCATAACTTCTGCTAATTCCAAATCCCGGATTTTCACATCAGTTGGTTTACTCCCTTTATTTTTCTTACTTTTTTTAGGCATACTTTATAGTTATATTACATTGAAAATATAAAGTATTTTTCAATTGTATAAATATAACTATACAAAGTTATCTTTTTGTATTGTACCGAGGTGCATTGTTTTCGACAATTTTTTCTAGATTTTCTCGCTCCTTTTGCAAATCGTCTGCCGTCATTTTTTTCGGTTTGTCGGGTGCTTGTTGGGGTGTATCGAGTGACTCACTCGATAACCCAAGATCCTTGATCGATGTATGTGTAGGTACAGGCTCGGGTACAGGCTCGGGTGGTTGTTCAATCTCCGGTTCTACCGGTTTCTTTAAATTGTTCATGATCTCTGTCACAAACTCTCTCGCTGAGTGAAACCCGTCAAATACATTTATTTCCCCTGTATCTTCATTCATTTGTAAAATAGACGGGACATTTGTTACTCTTATGTTCGTTGACGTACTTATAATACTTTTTATCTCCTCCGAGTTAATCGGAACAATAGCCAATACACCCGTTAGTTCAGGGATGCTTTTCATAACACGTATACATTGAATACATTCTTGTGTATTCGCATGTAATAGAAGTAACCTCATTTTATAATCATAAAACAAAGTTTTAAATTATAATCATAAATATATAATATAAAAATGACACAAAGTAATTTTCATACTGGATACCAAGGATTTCTAGGGACTGAATATAAATTACCTTCTGGCGAGTTGACCGAGATAAGTCAACTTATAGCAACCCACGTGAATAAATATAACAAAGTCAAGATAAGTGGGGTTTCTGGTGATGTTATTCAAACCAAATTTAAATATATCCAAAAGAATACATCCAGACGGCACGAGGAAGATTCGACTCTAGAAGATATGAGAAGAAGAGTTATAAAAACGGTAATCACCGAACTCAGTAATGAAATTTTAACCCACTACACAAACGTTCTTGCTAAAAAGGACCGCAGTATATGGGACGGCGGAAGACGTAGATTCGGTGAAGATAATTCAATGAAAGCAATTTCGTCAAACCCAACACAATCACAACACCTGTTTGATGAACCGAGATTCTAGAATTTCAACCTTTTCTCGAATAGATGACCTATAGAATGAAGATTTTCATACGCATCCAATGCTATCCCATTTGGTTGGTATTCAGCGACGTCAAAACTATTTCGGAACTCTTCTATATCAATAACCCCTCCGTAACTTAGTAAAACCCTCCAGTGGGGAGCCGGTGTAATGTTGCTTATATTTGTTTTGAATATATCATTGTACATTTGAACAAGTAACATATCCGAGTTTTTATAAAGAGTATCTGTTTTATTGTCATGTATGTATGCCTTACAGCAATTGAATGAACAAAATACTCCATCCGTTCTGTAAAATGGTTTACCATGTTTTGTAAGACATGGTTCTCTAGCGGTCGATTCGTAACTATCCTCGTGTATGGTATATGATATTTGATTTATTACCGATTTATATGTCGATGCGAGCTTTGAGGGGGAATATGAAATAGGGCATCCTATCGGTAATGTTTCAAATGAATGTTTACACCAAAAACAATGATAATCAACATCTCGTTTATCTTTATACTTGAAATCTATAACTGATATATCACAAACCTGAATCTGTTTTTTTTCTCCTAAGAATGTCATGGTTGCATTATTGTGCTTACATCCAAGATCAGAAATTTTAGTAACCTTGTCGGTATTTAGCTGACGTTTTACACCACGCAATGTCATTATATACTTTTTTTTTTTAACATTAACCATCTTTGTAAGATATTGTATCCAAACGCATGTTTTCATTTTTAATTAAAAAGAATATCAACAGATAATAAAATATGAACGTTGCTTATGGGATACCTATAAAATCATCAATTGATCATTCTTCACATACCAGAGAAATCAAAGGTATAGATGTCTTAATTCGGAATCCAGACAAACCAAAGGGTATAAAATGGAAAGATACAAAAGGTATTATCGAAACATTTCAACTACCACCATCGAATATTCTTAGTTCTATTTATACATCTAGAGATTTCGAAAACGTGACAAATATGACAAATATTTACAATGATAAATCATCGGATAACAAGACTCTTCATCATGAAACCTTTTTATCTAGGTCTAAACTAGACGGAACTGACCACGATCGCGGTTTGAGTCTGCATGAACTTAGACAGCAATCAAACGCGTCATTTTTAAACGCTGAATTGAATAGACGAGATGAAGCAGTTAAGGAACATAGGACATTTTTAGATGATCGAAGGGTCTCACGCACAACAAGTCCAATCCCCCCTCCCCTCTCGTCACCCTTACAACTCTCTCCCCCCCACCAAATGACCTATCCTTTGAGATAGTAAACCCAATAATCTGTAACGATGACCCTCTAAATGGAAGCAACCACAACAAAGATGACCAACACCGCCACGACGACGCCGAGCTGATGTCCATTGATTCCGCAAGGTCGAGTCTTTCTGCTGGTGCTGGTTTTGACCCTGGATACAGTGCTTGATAAATAACATAGGAATAAAAAACTTATATAATATATAAGTTTTTCAAATTGAAGTGGGGGTATCCCTTGTACATAAATATTTTATAATAACCCAGACACCTTTGGGTAACGGTTTGTATATGTAAAAGGACAATCGTTTCATTTATTGTATTTCTTGAATTTCAACATAACACCTGATGTTTGTAGTACCACCAAATAACAAATCATTGTTTTTTTATTTATGTGAATGCGCATAATGTTTAATGAACTTCATTAAACATTACATAAACCATTTTTATATTTCTTAAAGGTAATTCCGACCATTGGTATGACTTAACAATCAGTCATTTATTACTTAAAAATATTTATAAGTTGTTAAGCGATTTTTAATTTTATAATTATAAAACGAATACATAAACTGATGGGTAATATTAAATCTATTCCTGATAACAATTCTAAGATACAATGCGGTAGTTTAGAAAATCATGATGTATGCGAATACGCTCCGTGCATTAGAACAATTGAAGGACTCGATGATAATTCTGCATCCCCGTGTGATACGTAGATTGTTAAATTCAAGGATACCGTAACCATACATATTGAAACGGTTGCTTCTTAATCCCTCTATGACGTTATAACGTTGATATCGGTACCTGACGCAGACTCCTCTGTCGATTGTTTTCGTGCATATATAAATAATAGACCGACCATAAATGTTGTTCCTAATATAATTGCAATACCATACACCGTATCTATATCTTTCTGAGAATCAGTGAAGTCGAATATAAAGTATAGAGATATTACTAACATTATCAACTTAAGTGTGAAATGATGTTTTGAATTTATCGAATCCATTTTTTTATATATATATTAATATAAAAAATTAATTACGATCTACCGTGATTATTTCAGTTAAATCACCTTCCACGTATCCCCAATTTTCATACCATTTTGGTCCGAAATTGTCAGTCATTACTTTATGTTCTCCTTCCGTCAAGGCACTTGGGTGTATTCCGTCATCCAATTGGTTTGACACAAAAGCCCGTAAATCTTCCTTCGGTGGTTTAAGAGTGTTCATAAGATCAACACCCTTGAATTTAAGGTGTCCATACATTTCCTTTCCGATTTTTTTAAAGTACTCTCGTTGAGACGCGTCTAGACTCTTAATAGCTACTAGCTCCGGATCATGTGTGACATTTGGACCATCGTGATTTTCCATTATTTATTGTAAAGGTATATTACTTTAAATATTTAGAAAAATATACCTTTACAATAAAATGGCATTGAGTATAAAAACTAACAATTCACAAAGTGTTCATATAGGAGAAGGTATGCAAGGTTGGAATGGAAATCAAGGTATGCGAAATCAAATACGCGCAGAACATAATGGAATTTTTACAACAAGACGTGATAATGTATCAGATACACAGCAGACTAGTCGTGATATACAAGAACGAGAGAGAATGATAGGGGATGGTTACGGAGCCTCTATTGTTAAAAGCGAACAAGTAAGGGGTAACGATCGAATGAGAACGATTGACTATACAGGTAACAGTGGTGTAATTGGTACTGGTGGAGGGATACTATCATCGACGTCTGGTGTAGGTCTACCGCTGGGTAAGGTCCAGACATTAGCGTCTGTTGACGTATCAGAAGGGATTGCAAAAGAAAATATAAGAGGAACATCGGGTCCATTAACCAGAATACCTGTTTACAATGTACCGAACGGCATAACTAATACGTCTCAACACGCATTCGCCGATCATACTCATCGAATGATTAAGGGTCCGGACCCATCGACTTTAAAATCGTTCTTACAAGTATCCGTTAAACCCACGGCTACTTATAAACGAAGAGAAAACTCTTCCAATTTCGACAAGTCAATGGGTATGGTAATTAAGAAACATGTAAATCAACCAAGCGCATCCGCTGGTAAACGGACAGATAGTAGATTCGAAGAATATAAACATCATACAACTATAAACGAAACAACTGATAGTCGTTTACAGGTAGATATTACCTCAGGTACTGTACATAGAACGAGGGAACCTACAACCCACAATATCAAACAAACAGCTCCTCAGTTCACCACCGATGCATTTGCAGTCAAAACGTACAAACCCAAGGAACCTACAACCCACAATATCCAACAAATAGCTCCTCAATTCACCACCAATGCATTTGCAGTCAAAACGTACAAACCCAAGGAACCTACAACCCACAATATCCAACAAACAGCTCCTCAGTTCACCACCGAAGCATTTGCAGTCAAAACGTACAAACCCAAGGAACCTACGATACATGATATCAAACAAACAGCTCCTCAGTTCACCACCGATGCATTTGCAGTCAAAACGTACAAACCCAAGGAACCTACAACCCACAATATCCAACAAACAGCTCCTCAGTTCACCACCGAAGCATTTGCAGTCAAAACATACAAACCTAAACACGAACAAGAACATAAACTACAAAACTTAGCAAGTAAGACACTTATTGAAAATATAAAAGCTGTTAATAGTGATAGTCGAGTATACAAACATCAACAACACGAAAACGATATAGGCTTTAGTCAAACTCAACCACATGCTGAAATCATCCCGGCTGTAAAAATAAAAAGGGCTCTTTACACACCATATAAACAAGATGCGACTTTAAAACCGACGAGAGATACGATAACCGGGTTCATTCCGTCTGAACGAATCAAACATCAAATATCACATCAACGACAAACAATTGAAAATAAAAAACAAGTCAGGCCGAGTTTGCATGAATATAGTGCCCGTGCGGCACCTGTTTACCCCAGCACAATTAACTAACAATAACTGACAAAGATATTAAACACAACATGATAAATCCTATGACTGGATTGTCTATTACAATAGATGATGTTATTGCTAAGAATAGTAATGAATGCAATGCTATACCTGCGGCATAAGGACATCCATCGTCTGTTGATGTTATCCAATCATATTTATTTGTCTTAGCTCCTGAAAATTTATAAGCCATCGGGGATGTTAATATAGCAAAAATAATAGTAAATGAGATAATAACTACCATTCGATTATCATTGAACATTTTATATAAACAGGAAATACTTATAAATAAAATAGAATTTAAATGTTTAATATGTAGAATTATATTAAACATGTTTACCCGAATTATGATATTTTTATTTTTATTGTCGTCTGGTATATATATAACAAAAAAACCCGGGGTTATTTACCGTAAATGTTCTAAAGAAATTTCAAGATTTAATTCTTTAAGGACGTTGATTTCTACCACTGAAAAACGATCTGGAATGGTGTATTGGATAAGTATTAAGATGATATTTAAACTTTCGTATAATAAACTACGTTGTTGTTTCATTACGAGTCCTGTTAAAAAGGTTGGTAATAACACATATGAAGTGTCATATGAAATAAATAATATTTGTTATAAAATGCTTGTGCAACCATTTAGAGGTCCACGACCAGTGATGCAAATAACAGATGATAATAGTAACGATATTACTGAACATATATTACCTTATATGGGACCGCGATACGACTGGCATTGTTTTCGTGATAATAATACATTATTTAACCCCCCCTCTTATTTCAATCACGAATATATGACTTTTGAAATGTCAGATTGTACTACACAGACACTTCATTTAAATGGGGATAGAACGGATAGTTGAGTTTTTTTTAAATAATTTAAAATAATTTAAAAATATTAATCTTCTTTCTTGGTGTGAACGGATGATGAAATTAACGATGCCGGTTTCGTCTCATTGTCGTTCATGATGGTATTGATTCGCTCATCGTCATCGTCAATGGTCATTCCAGGGAGTTCAACATCCTCGACAAGATACCTAACGAAACCTTCATTGAAATCCTCCTTCTTGTGGGAGAGTCCTGACTTTTCCCTGGCTGCTATATACTTCTCCAAGAACGTATCCCTGAACTCTGGATTGGTCTTATCGATACGTTTTATTTCAGCGGTGGTATTGTTTAGGATATCACGTACCTCTTTCAACTTTTTAACGTGCTCAAGGTAAGTCCATGATAATTGAGCTTTCTTTACATTCATGGTCACATAATGATCTTGGTTAACCGTCTCGGCGTCAATCATACCAGGTGTTGTATCTCTCATCAATTCCTCTTCTCTGTCATGTAACTCTTTTGCGATTTTCTGGTCGTCTAACTTTTTACTTTTAATACTGTCCGAAACAGCTTCCGTGGTTTCGCGTCTGATATCAACCTCTGTAGTTTCGCTACAATAATCCTCGCTCAGAGTAACCGGAAACGGTCTACCTACATATGCCTGGAAAATAGTATGAGCAGAATCAATCGATCTTATAATCGATTCTGCTTTCGCCGAAGCCTCTACATCTGTATTATAATTACCTCTAATTTTCGCAAAACCAAATACTCCGTTCTTATTAGGAGTGGCTCCTTTAGCAGGGATGAAAGAAAATAAACCAATATTTTGAAGAGGTACTGGCGGATCAGCAAAGTTCCTGTCCACGCGCGGAAACTTATTAACAAACGAGGTATTACTAAGAGCTGTTATAGCATTGTTCAATTCGTCCCCTGATAGTTTAGTATGTGTATCGGACTTCCATTTATCTGTAGAATCTCCTGGTGTTGTTAGTGAGGTAGTCATTTTTTATTATAATCGATAACTCTTTAAGCGCTATACGAATCACTCGCATTCGTACCGCAGTAATTTTTATCAAGTGGTGCTTTTTTATCATAAATCGGCTTCTGACCCGTACACGACGGGTTGTGTGCCTCATCCATCAAATCGGTAAATATATCATCAAACTTCTTTGTATGACCAATTTCATCGCATATAGCATGCGCTAATTCATGAAGGAGGACATGCATTAACATATCATAATCATAGTATTCATCATTATCATCCTTAACGCATAAATAAACTTGTTCCTTATCTATAGTATACGAACTCGATCCTTTACACATTCTTAAATGTTTTATAGTTTCTTTCTTTTTATGGTTAAGACATTCTAAATGACCCGTCCATGGTATGAGCCGTGATTCCATCCATTTTTCCACTATCTGCTTGAGTTCCTGGACCTTGGGGTCGTAAAGACATGGTTCATCCTGCATTTCTTCATATTTTTCAAGTGTTATATCTACGAATATATATAATATAACGAATAATATAACCACAACCATAAGGTTTAAAATTATTTGAAGTATATGGTTTCCTGTCATTTATACTATACTATTTTTTGTTAATCTAGCAAAAAAAAATTTATTGTTGACATCCTGAGTTAGTGTTATTTTTTAGAAGATCTAATAAATCCATAAACCCTTTACTTCTTCTTTACACGGGGTCGGAGATTTCGTTTTGGTATATCTACCGACCTCTTGGGTACTTGTTTATTGACTGGAGTAGGGGATCTGCACCTCTTGGTGTCGGGGTCCCTCACCTTACCTGGTTTGCATGGAGTTGGGGACTTCTTAGGGGATCTGCACCTCTTGGTGTCGGGGTCCCTCACCTTACCTGGCTTGCAGGGAGTTTGGGACTTCTTAGGGGATCTACACCTCTTGGTGTCGGGGTCCCTCACCTTACCTGGCTTGCAGGGAGTTTGGGACTTATTCTTATGAGATCTGATTTCACCGACGAACATTGAAGGATTGCATATAAATGTACCCGGAGGGGACTCGTCAACGAAATCAGGGATATTTTGTATGTCAGCAAGCTCAGAACATCTTTTCATAATATCAAACGTATTGTTGAACATCTTATAATGTTTTGGTAAAAGTATAGAACCGTTGTATAATAGGTGATTACTGAAATCCCATGTCTTCTTTAGTATATTCTTACCCTTTGTTGTAGACGAGCATATATCAAGAATTAAATCTAAATGTTTACCTGGTCCTTTCATTTGGTTGGATTTAATATAAACACCGCCCATGAGCTTTATAACATCTAGATTTTCGATATATTTGTTACATTGCGAATAATCACAATACCACGTTAACAAGGGGTTATTTCCTAAACTAGTAACAAATGATCTATCAAAGTCAAATAATTTAACTATTACATCAGTTTCATATGTAAATAATTCATTATTATACAAATAATGAACATCTTTTTTATCGAATGGTTCTACGTATATATTACCAATATGAAGATCATTATGAACCATCTTAGATAAAGACATCGCATAACAAGCTGCGATAGATTGAAATAGTACGGTGAACAACTTAGAATTAATTGTATCAGAATTACCCAAAAATACGTACTCGGAGTTCATGTAGGTGTTCAATGTAACAGTTCCTGGTTTTATCAATTCATTAGCAATCATATTAAATTTAATATGTGTCGAAGCATCATCCATACTCAAAGAAAGGTCTTGACCGAATTCTTTCCCTTTTAATTGCGGGTCATCGTCTGATACATTTATAGAAGGTCGGTTATCACAGCCTGATATTAAACATTTTACATTTCTGTACAATGCCTTTCTGTTATCTATTTCACCAAGAGAACTATTCGATGTATTTAGCATATCCACCATACTGTCGAATGAACAATCCCGACCTACACCCATGAACTTAATGAAATGAGGGCATATATTTTGGTCAATCAATGGCTTTATAATATCTCTATATATTTTGGTTTCGTAATCCAACGCGAGACTGGTTATAATGATGTCTTCGATGGTATCGTCATCGAGTGTCATAATTTTTTTGGCGTTTTTAAATGAATCACTTGATATCCATATCTTTAAGAATACTCGTGAATTCGGTGTTGAATTATATGTTGTTCCCTTTGCAAGATGAAGAAGCCATATATCAGTTGGTGATGTCGAATTAGACGCATGTCCGTGAATATCAAATATACACGGACCAACAGCGCAGTAATTACTGGATCCGTTAAATTCACATTCCGGAGGTGTTGAAATTTTATTACCCATGTTTTATATTATAACTTTTTTTATAATATACTTTTAGCTGTAAAGAGCATCGATGAAGACGCCGAACTCGTGAGAACGGAAAGATATAAGGAAAAACGCGACAAGTGGTATTATGGAGAAGATTAAGTAGTCTAATATTAAGTACAAAATTTTATGAAAACACGATTTTTTAAGTATAAAACAAAAAATGAATTTTACCGATATTATGTAATAAAAGTCGCCAATGGCTGCTGTATCAAAACAGAATATTACCTACTGTGTCTCCGTTATGATCCAAGGAGTACAATGCCCTGCAAAGCGTAGAGGGAAACAATGCCACATGGCACACACCATTGGAAAGGTTAACCCAAAAAAATGTAACCGCGAGGAAGGGGGGTGTAGGTGTAAGAATCGTAAGTACCCATTTGTTTGTCAGTTTATTCACGAAGGCGAAACCAAAGAAATGTATTCTAACCGCGTTGGGTTTGACCCTGAACATAAAAAATTTGAAAACTGTAGCTATAAAGAATATGAGAGTGAATACAATGAATGTGGAAAATTAGTGGATGAGTTGGACGGAAAAATCTTTGGCAAATTTGACTTGAGTAACATTCCAGAGAAAGATAAGGCCTATGTTAGACGCACTCAAAATTTGAGTAACATTCCAGAGAAAGATAAGGCCTATGTTAGACGCACTCAAAATTCCATACATCACATTTGTTTGAAACGTGCGTGGTTGTACAAAAACATGAATGAAATGGTTGGCAACCACAATGTTAACAAAAACGATAAATATTACCGGCCGCTTGAGGAAAAAATGAAGAATCGTGAAAAGGTAAGGGCTGCTGTTGTAAAAGGTAAGCATGTCTCACCTTTGAGAGTGTTTGAGTGCGAGGACGACGAAGAAGAATTTGAACATCACATCGATGAATGTCTTCGCGACGCGACAATGGAATGCCTTGAAGATGGTGGTGGCGGCGATTTTGACAAGCATGATTATGAAACGTACTTGGAAAAAGAGATGGTGAAAAGTGCTATCAGATCTTGGGACGAACAAGAAAGCGGAATACACATGAAAAGTCCGGACAAGAAGGAAATAAAACCACAGGTGTCGGTTGGACCCCTCGTTAACAACGTGAAAGATGATGTTTTCAAGGAGGAGAAAAAGACCGAGCCGAAAGACGCATGGAGCGCTAGTGGAGGCGGTGCTCGTATTATCCATTACGAAAAACAGCGTGAGTTGGAAAAACGCGTTATCGCTGCCTCCAAAGCAGAACACGAGCGTTTACATAGCTTGGATGAAGATGATTATTTGCGAGATCTTGATTACGCGAAAAGCCAGCACGATACAGTACATGTGGATGTAAATGAATTGTCGGACGACGAATTAGAGGATGAAGAAGCGTTACTTTCCACTTTAAAAAGCATCAATGAAGCTCACGTCGAACGCATGAGAAAGGAAAGATATAAGGAAAAACGCGACAAGTGGTATTATGGAGAAGATTAAGTAGTCTAATATTAAGTACAAAATTTTATGAAAACACGATTTTTTAAGTATAAAACAAAAAATGAATTTTATCGATATTACGTAATAAAAGTCGCCAATGGCTGCTGTATCCAACCAGAATATTAAATCCGCTTTCTGCCCTTGCGTTATCGTACAAGGGGTAAAGTGTCCTGCAGGCCGCAGAGGAAAAGTATGCAATCGGGCTCATACAATAGATGAGATTCAACCGAAACCATGCACGCGTGAAAAGGAAGGAGAAGGGTGTTTTTGCAGGGACAAACCATGGCCGTTAGTGTGCGTGTTTATTCACGAGGGTGAAAGTGTTAAGGACGACTATCCCAAACGCCTTGGATTTGACCCTGAACACAAGGCGTTTGACAACAAAACCTGGAGTGAACTAAATAGGTTGTCAAACGAGTGTTATGAACATAAGAAATATTTCCAGGACTCGCTTGATTGGTATGAAGAAAATTATGGAGATGATATACCAGAAGATGACTTGGATTATGTTAAACAGACGAGATTTATAGTTTCTCTTCTCAAAAAAAAGGAAGAGTTTGTGTCAGAAAAGCATCTTGAGGCACAGGAAGCCGAGTTTGCCAGGTTAGAGGCAGAAGGTGCTTACGACGAACCCCATAAAGATGATAATGGTGATAGGTTTTTTCGTACTCCTGAAGAAAAGGCGAAAAATCGCGAAAAGGTAAGGGCGAAGTTCAAAAAAGGTAAGTATGTCCGAGTACATGAAGTATTTGAAGACGAAAATGACGAAGAATGTTACGAAGAGTATCGGGAGATGATGGAACAAGATGATATGGAAGGTTCTTACGCTGATATGCAATTAGCAATTGTAAACGATTGGGTTGACCAGACAATTGAAAGATGGGACAGGGAAGACAAAGGGGAAAAATTTGAAGACCTACATTTGAAAGATGCATGGGGTGATTATCGTGACTTCGACCGACAAAAGGCTGCCTGGGAAGACAGACATGACAAGTGGGAGGAACAGCTTAGGGAAAGGGGTGATAGCGAGTAGTCCAAATAAAATCTTGTATAATAAAAACTAAAAAATAAAAAACTATAAGATGAAATTACCTGATTTTTTAAGTAAGTATAGAAAAAAATGATTTTTTCTATACTTTTGGTAGAAGAAAATCGCCACATGGCAGCTATTACCAACACGAATATTAAATCCACTTTCTGCTTTTGCGTTCTTGTGCAAGGGTCAAAGTGTCCTGCGGGCCGCAGAGGAAAGGTATGTACCAGGGCTCATACAATAGATGAGGTCCAACCGAGACCATGCCTGAGAGAGAATGGAGAGGGTGGGTGCAGATGCAAAGACCGTCAATGGCCTTTCACATGCGTGTTTCTTCACAAAGGTGAGAGCGTAGAGGAGGACTATCCCAAACGTCTTGGGTTTGACCCTGAGCATAAGGCGTTTGATAACAAAACAGTGAGCGAAATAGAAACACTATTCGATGAATTATCTGAACTCAAGAAGAGACTTCAGGAAACTCTCGCTAGGTTCGATCTAGACAATATACCGAAAAAGGACATGTCGTATGTCCGGATGACACAATCCAGTTTGAAACTTATCGGTATAAAGGAGGATTTTTTGGCGGAAAAGAAATGGCAAGCTGAGAATCGCGAAATCCAGGCATTTGAAGACGAGATGGGTAGGTTAGAGGCAGAAGGTGCTTACGACGAACCCCATAAAGATGATAATGGTGATAGGTTTTTTCGTACTCCTGAAGAAAAGGCGAAAAATCGCGAAAAGGTAAGGGCGATGTTTAAAAAGGGTAAGTATGTTAAGGTAGAGGATGTATTTGAAAGCAAAAATGACGAAGCATGTTATGAAGAGTTTAGCGAGATGACAGAGCAAGATGCTCCGCATGATATGGAATGTTCTTACGCTGAAATGCGAGTATCAATTATAAAATATTGGGTTGAATCCGTAATTGCAATTTGGGACAGGGAAGACAAAGGGGAAAAGTTTGAAGACCTACATTTGAAAGATGCATGGGGTAATTATCGTGACTTCGACCGACAAAAAGCTGAGATGGAGGCGGAGGAGGAGTAAATCCTGGCACAACAGAGTATGGGAAGGGATGAATATAGTCGAAGCACTGAAGTCATTGCGAGACCAAATGTTCCTATTGATGATGATGGTTTTGTATCAATTGACGAAGACAAAAAGTAATATGATACGACTGGTTTTCGTTAATTACCGAAATAGAATATGTAGTTAAAAACGTGACCACGGGTATAATTAATAAAGCCTTGAAAACTGGTAGTACGGAAATAATATGTTCAATCATTTATTGTAATAAATGTTGTCTTTTCAAACAAGAGTTTGTCATAAATTATAATATTTACATTTATTTGAAATGAAAATATATAGAAGGTTTAATTTAATATGGAAATGGAATAATTTCTTTTTTTTCATTTACAGCTGTTAAATCCAAATTTTCTTTGGTTACAACGACATATGCAATAATGGGTGGTTTATAATCGAATATCGGTTTAACACCACCAATCTGTTCCCAAACACGAACAGATTGTTCGTGTTTGGCTTCAGCTGTATATCTAAGACCTGGTAAGATATTGTAAAGTTTACATGTCCTTCCGTAATCAAATCGTTTAATGACGGCTCCACAATCCAACAGTAATTTAATATTTTCATGAGTGTATACAATGTTAGTTGCTGTAATAAATGTTTCAACTGGATTCTGGTCAGTAAATATAATCTCTCCATCAAAATTTTCATTTAGAAATTTTACCGCTTGATCCTTGGTCCCGTTAATTTGTATATCAGAAAGTCCTTCAAATTCAGGGGACATGTAGGTTCCTGACAAAAAATTTAACTCAACTGAGTTGCCTGTTTTTTGAAATTCACCGGCGAAATGGATCGTATCCAATTCATCCAGTATATCACTGATAATATTACTGTGTTTTGTTGAAATTTCGTGAATTGTCAATACTTTTTTAGATACAAGATGCTGGAAACCATATGTATCAGTGAAAATAAACCATGTGTAGACACCGTCATCCGATGTCAGTAAATCGTAGTTCCATACAAGAGGATTTTTTTTATTAATACATTTGTGGTTTTCATTTGACATTTCAATGTGATAAAAATGGTTTCCAATTCGAGTGCATTGATTGGCAATGCCAACCGAGAGTGATGATTTATCAAACTCATTCAATTGCTTGTTAATTATAAATTCTGGACTGAAACCAGATGAATCCCATTGATTCCTTTTCTCTTGTAATCGACTACGTTCCGATACAACTCTATCATCCGGGCAATTTTCGGTGATATTATTATCCAATTCCTTGAATTTTTCAACCACCCCTTGTGTGTTGTTTTTAGCAAATAATACATTTTGTTCTGAAATCAGAGATTTTTTTTCATCGTCGTATACAGTCATTTTATATTTGATGAATATAAAATTTTAACAATCATAATAATTTTAGCCTAAAATAGGAGAGTCTACAACAAAGTCGTCCGCATCATAATAACTATTTTCGGATTCTTCTTCGGAATCCTCCTCGTAAATTACATCGATATCATCGTCCTCGTATGTGTATTTGTTTAAGTGTTGAATGTTTTTATAAAAAGTAATCAATTTTTATAAAAAAGTGTGTTAAAAGTGTGTTAAAAAGTGTGTTAAATTAAACCCTTTGCTCATAAACAGGTATAGGTAAATCAAGGAGCATATCTGTTTAATAAAAACACAAATCGTGCGGCAGCATTGGTGTTAAAATCATTATCCGAAATCCGTTTGTGCATAGGTGGCATTTGTTTAAAATATAGGTTTTCATATTCGTAAATTAAGTCAGCAAAATCATCCTCGTGAATGCTGGTATTATAAGTATAATTATAAGTGAAATTATTAAATTTATTATCGTTGAAGCGTGCGAATCCTTTTAAAAATGCGCAGTCATTCTGGTGAGAATATTCGTCACTGGGACGTGAAAGTGTGTAGTAGTAAGGAGTATAAGTCATAGTAATTAAATGTGTATGTGTTAAAGTGTTGAATGTTTTTATAAAAAGTAATCAATTTTATAAAAAAATGTAACCAGAAAGTCGTTATCCTACTCATTTCCGGATAAGTCCAGCGCGGTCGGCGCCACCAACAGCGCCAATGCCTCCTCGGCTTCTGCTGCTCCCAAGAAGGACAGCGGCAGGGAGTCCAAGGGCAACAAGGACGACGCCAAGAAGGGGTGATAGTGAGTAATAGATGCGTTGTGGAAATGTGTTCGAGTAGGGGCAGCGTAATAAAAAAAACTAATTTATAACCGATATTTGATTTTAATAATTTGTAAAAATTATTAACTTATAGTTTAAGTCGCGAAAACATCATTGTGAAGGTATTCAATACATGGAAAATGTTTTAAAAAAATTAGTTAAAGAATCACAAGATTCACTGATAGCGATGAAGGTATCCTCGATTATTTGATTTATAGTTTCTGTGTGCTCGATATAAGCCATGGATGATAAGCCTAGTACGAAACCGTAATAAAACCACCTATGTACAACTCTGATATGGTCTTTGTTTAGTTCTTCGAGTCCTAGAGTAAATCGGATGTCTTGGATCGATTGACCTGTATGTTCAGACAATAATGGGATACTGATTCCGTAGTCGTACAATCGCATAGTAATAACCTTTAATCTCATCTCGACTGCTTTTTCACTTCTCTTGTGTTGCTGGGAAATTCCGAAAAGCGAATTTCCATCTTTGAATAATTGAATGAGATTCTCTTCTTCAGATGCACTCCAAATATGTCCTGTACGGCTATTAGTATTGTCCATTTTGTATGTTATTACCTGATATATACATAAATTAGTATTTTTTCATTTTTATAATGAATAAACTTAATTAAACCAAATTACATGTTTTACAAGAACCTTTATATCTCAACCATAAATATACCGTTATAGCAGTAAGAATAACAGATATACCTGTCCATATAATAATTTTTTTCTTTCTAGTGTTTTTTTCTTCATCTGACATAACAGCACCGGCACCCGCAACACCACTACCGGCTGCAGCTATTATAGGAAGAACGCACAGAGGACAAAAATTTTCTTTTATTGTCATTTTATTGTAACCAACCTTATTTTATTTAAAATTTTTATGTCGTTTTAAGAGATTAATTATAAATGATTTTTACAATGTATGTGTATACGAAAATAAAACATGACCGAGTTTAGTATATTTGATAAAGCTTTTTTAGATTATAATGTTTCGACTGTTCCCGTAGACAATTACAATAAGTGTTCGTGCGATACTCAAACATCAGTTGTTGTTGAAAATGGTATAACAACATGTACAGTATGTGGCGAGGAGACATTTACTGTTATTCGTCATGACAAAGAATGGAGATATTATAATGATTCTAATAAAACAACCGACCCAAACAGAGTTCATGCTCGTAAGATAGAAGAAAAAAATATATCCAAAGATGTAGCGCATATGTCATTCAGTGATAGTATAGTATCCAACGCAAATGATTTATATACCAAATGTACTAACGGACAGATATATAGAGGCGGGTCGAGAAAGGCCTTGATTTTTGCATGTGTTTTACATGCATATAAAACAGCCGGTAACCATCAAACACCTGATAATTTAATTCAGGTGTTTGGAATCAGTAGAAAATCAGGGTTAAAAGGTATGAAAATATTAAGTACTAAAATCCCATATGACTCTGTCAGTAGCACAACACCGAAGCACATAATAGGGGATATAATGGATAAGTTTCTGACGACCGATGAGCAAAAAAACGAAGTTTATACCATATATGACTCTATCGAGAATAGGTCGTCTAACCTGAACCGAGCAAGACCACAATCGGTAGCAGCAGCTGTTATATACTATTGGATCATAACATCCAAGACGAACATAACACTAACCGATTTCGCAGATAAAACAAGTCTTTCTGAACTTACTATTATCAAGAATATGAAAGAAATAGAAATGATAAAGGGTATAAATAATGTTCCCATGTTAGAGTCATCTTGATTGTTTTATTAATCCATACGAGTAATGAAACAAACCATACCTATATATGATACTTATTCATTTATGTAAAATACAAGAATTAATATTTGGTGTTTAATTTAGATCATACTCAATCATTAGTTTATCTATGTCTTCTGTTGTAAGATGTTGCTGTTGTGATTTGATAGGTTTGTTACTCGTTTTGTTTTTTGATCTTAATTTCGTATATAACTTGTATTTATCAATAGGTAGTGATTTTAAGAATTCGTTATATGATTTTTCGAATATAACGACCATGTCCAAATGTTCGTCTTCCGTTGCGATATTAATTATATCCATTAAAATTCGAAATACCTCAATCTGATCGACCGACGACAAAGCCATGTCATGTCGCATAGTCAAAACATCTCGATGTCTAGGACCAAGTGCGTTATCGCCAGATAATTTATCACATACGCATTTGAATAATCTATAAGATGTCTTATTATCACCATTCTCCTTCGCAACACCCGCAACTGTAGACATCACAACGAGTAATTCAGAATTTAGATCCTTTTCTTTATTCAAAATCGTTATGAATATATCACATACTTCCCCGTATTTCTTATTTTCCATTAAGTCTTTTGTTTTATCCACTAACTCTTTGATATTGATAGATTCAGTCATTTATATAAATGACTGAATTCGTTTAAACTGTTTTTAACTATTTTTGCTCTTATATTTGATAACTTTTAACTTACTTATTTCAACGGGTTCACCAACCTGAATATTTTGAATAGTTTTATACGCGTCTTTACCATCACTGATACCCAGATCATGTAATAATCTTATTGTATCACTCTCCTTTTCTTTTTTACATTTTCGTTTATACGAGGTTTTATATTCGATCATGAAACTACTATCTTCGTATTTTACACCGTCTTGTTTTTGTTGATCAATATACTCCTTGATTTCTTCTTCTATCGTATTGAGACGTTTACGTAACTGTTTATTGGTTTGATTATTTCTAGTAATTTCTAACTTTATACTCTCTCGTTCTTTTATTTGTAACTGAATAGACATGTTTATTAGATTAATTATAATTTCTTAAACCTCAGAATCCATTGCTATATTTGCTAACTCGTCCGCCCTTTTATTTTGTGATCTATATATATGGTGTAGTTTTACATGACTGAAATGTTTTTTAATAATCGATACTGTTTCATCTTTCAATATTCGCAGAGTCTGATTTTTACATTTCCATTCACCGCTAACTTGTTTTACAACCAACATACTATCCCCGTAAACATCTACATCACCGTAACCATGTTCATATGCTAACTCTAGACCGGAAATAAGACCTATATATTCGGCTTGATTGTTAGTTGATTTTTCATGTATTTTAACTGACACTGAAGCTATTTCTATATCACTGTTTGAATATAATACAGCGCCGGCACCTCCAATACCTGGATTACCGCGCGACCCCCCATCGAAATATAGCTTAATAGACATTTTATTTAAATTCTTATAATATTGTTTTTTAATCGATTTTCCATTGTTTCTTCTCTTCCCTAGTTAAGATCGTCCACTCGTTGACCAATCTCTCGGTAATTTGGATAGATGTGTCACTACTGAACTCATCCTCCATATCTCTACGCTTATCGATCGAAAACTTATGAAACGGTTTACTTATTTCATACGTGGGTATTTTATCAGTGATATATTTGTCATATTCAGGTCCTCCATCTATCTTCAATTTCTCCCATTTGTCACTAACAATTGTATTTAATTCATCTCGTAATGTGATAGGCGGGTCCAATGATTTAAGCCGTTTTATTTCTTCCTTTCTAAATAAAAGATACGGATTCTTTTTCGCTTTCTTTGCTTTCCCGAAAACAAACTCCTGGTTTGCAGGCGACATCCATTCAACGATAACATTTTCGTCAATGTTATGTGCTCTCATAAATTTGGAAACTTTATTGTTAACTTTATTTGACTCCATTTTATAGGAGAAGAAATAAAACTTTAAATAATATCTTCTATTGCTTTTTGATATGAATATACTCTAGCTATCCCAATTAGAGGGATTAACATTGTTCGTGTTTCGTGGTCAGGTATGTACATGCATAAAGCTACACCACCTGTCATACCAATGGTTGACGCCATTGTATTCACCATTGTTATTTTCGTGTATAATTCGCCCATGTTTTGATCGGAAATTTCCTGAATACATTTGGCGTTGATAGCGCCATACCCGGTAAATGATAGATTAGATAAAGAGTTTGATAACCCAGCCATTGGAAGAAATAAAGCATGTGGAAACATGGGTGTTAACGACATGAGCATTATAGATGTTTGTTGGATTGCATTGGACATGAATATAAAGTCTCTCGGTGACTTATCTGCTTGTTTACCCACTTTCGCCATAAACAGTAATCCACCGAGCTGTCCTAATATATCTTTACCTATATAATTTACGGTTCTGGTAGAATCATCCCCTACCGCAGACAACATACTATGAGTAGATAAGGTTGTCTGTAACGAGACACATATAGTTGATATAAATGACCAACCCATATACTTAATATAACGTTTATCAGACTTCCCATTTGGTAAAAATATTTTACGTAATTGTGTAGACATTTGTTACTGTGTATGTTAAGAAACAAATATAAAAACATTTGTATATATTATATAGCATAAAACATATTATAAATTCTTTCGGATATTCGGTCTCCTATTCGACGAGTTTTATCATTTTTTATCGGATATGTTATGTCGGATAAAAGTTTTGTTTTATGTGATTCACTTTCACATGATTCATATGCTTTCACGAGGAGTGCGACGGTTGGATACACATCAGTGATCTTGACCGCAATACTTTCAGACACCTGTGGTATCAAAGCTAGTTGACATATAAACCATACATTCGGGGTCATATTATCCTTTTTTTTACTCTTGAGTGTGGTCGCGTATACAGCTACTGGATTAGATGAATCAACTGGATTGAAATAAGTAGATTCATCTGTTTGTAATTTCTGGAGAAGTCGCCTGATAAAATTAGCAGTTTCTTCTATAGTTGACGTTTTATATACCTTGATCCCGTCTCGAAATTGTGTATTGATAAGACTCCCCACAAGAGTCGATACGGGCATCCCGAATATTTTAGAATCAAGGGGTAAGTTCAGATTACCCTCGATTAAGTATACAATACGAGATTTATCGACACATTTTACCATTCGGTTTTTCTGTTCTCTATGTCGACCGTCGCATATGGATGCTTTTAGATCAGCAACCGTCTTTCTTTCGATTATAACAAGAATAGTTCCGTCGTCTGTACGGAATACAATATCCCCTATATCAAGAGCTTCGATTGTACACGTTGTGTCGTTTAATACGTTCACTAATTCAGTTTCTCTCATATCTATAACCAGATTTACCATTTGTTATATAATAGTTCAACTTTAAGCTTGGAATACGAGAAATTCTAAAACTGTTTTTAGGGTTGTTTTTATATATAAAAACAACCCTTATATGATTGATATCAAAAGACTGAATATATTGTGCTTAGAGTACATTAAGGAGGTTTCAAAACGCGAAATTTATAAAAATATGAGTTTCGATGGAACCGACAAATGGAGTGATCGTGTGATTAGAGATGCGTTTACTGAAGGCGGACAAGTCTCTGGTTCGTTATGGAAATGGTTAGGTGGAAATGAAAACTTACTGAATATGGCTGGAACATATGAGGCACTGACCACGATCAGTCATTATTACATGTCACAAAGACCCATAAACGAAAATCACGAAAAAAATTATATATATGTAGGCAACTCGCATACACCAGAGCAACTAATCTGTTTATATGCACATGCGTTTGTGTTTTTCAATAAAGACAAAGTAAACGACTACATCGAAAAACATACTTCTGTTATAAATAATAAGAGGAAGCGTTCGGATGAAACCCCGTTTGTCAGGTTTCTATCACAGCTGGAAAATAAGATGGTTATTGATCTCCAATTCCATGACTGGATTCACTCAGGAAGATGTTTCTCACCAGCTGGAATACATGAGGATCATACGAATCTATCGCAGTGTAAACTTGTACGACAGACATGCGAACCAGTCGAATGGAAGATAGTGAATAGATGCATAGATAATTGTTTCACATTCACGCAATTGATCAACCGGTTTGATTACGATATGACATGTAAAGATCTAACCAGTGTTAAAACACTAATCGAACAACATTATGGTATTATTACATGTATTGAAGAGCGTTATCATGATATTGATAACAGCGACTTTATTGATCTAACGGAAAGTAGTGTACACTCGAGCGATTATAACGTCACCATCCCCGATATAACAATGGGTTTATGCCCGAAAACTCCAAAGAAAAAGAGAAGAAGTTTACGAATTGCGTCTATTGGTTCGAGAGGTTAGACATTCACCCAAAAGAATGAATTGTGATTTAAAAATGTTAATATAAAAAAACTATTATATTAACAAAAGATGGATCGAATTATTAGCACATGTCAGAAAATGATTGCTTCGTCAAGTGACATAACTGATACTGAAAAAACAATATTAATCGAAAAAATGTTTGATATTCGAGGTGATATTGTAAAAACGGATGAAGAGTACTCGACCGTGGTCGATAAGTATACAAAGTATGGAGAAAAGATTGACAGAGACGCATTTAGCCCGACTTATAAAAAGTTCAACCAATCTGACAAATTTTTAGAAAGGTTATGGACTATTTTCCCTACGTTCGAATACAATAAAAGTAAGGATATTACCTCAAACCAACTAATAAATACATTAAACAACTTCATTATAGACCATGTAAGGACTGACTCTAATGAATTCTGTAGTCTGTTGTCTGCAGGTAAAATTAAAAGCAGACTGTTTGCGCAAGGAGGATTCGGAAGCGTCGGGGATTTGTTTATGGACGAAGACGAGAAAAATCAAGACGTGAAGGCTGTGATTATATCTCTTAGACGAAATGGAGGATTTGAACCATTTTACTGTCCTGTTATTATAAAATCAGCGTTAGAACCAACTAACGTCACATGGTCTGGTTCACGTATGTCCGATGGGACAAGTATAATATTTGTAGGCGATCCGATAACTGAAATGGTATATGGTACGATGCTAGGTCACTTTTATGATATGGGAATGTGTCCTTTTTACAATAAATACTTTGGTATGTTTTCATGTCCGGCTGGAAGACAAGAGACGCTTCATTTTATAACTGAAAAATCAACTGTTGAATTAGGTGCATTTTTGAGCACTAGTAAGTATATTAAGGGAAGTCAACAGTGGATAGCAAACCCAACGTTCCCTAAGATTGATAAAAGACCTGATATTCTTCTGAACATTCTTTTCCAGTATATTTACGCTATTTATGTTGGAAAAACGAAAATAGGATTTACACATTACGACACTCATCACCGAAATGTATTACTTACGTACACAGATGATAGATTGTTTACTACAGACGAAATGTATACCGAGCCAGTAGATTACACATATCAAGGAAAATCCATGAAAAACATCAAATATATAGTATACAACACTGATTCCGTCAACATAGACGGGTCTAATAGACCCGTGTTGGTCGTAACTAGGTACAACGGTTTGATGGCTAAGATGATTGATTTAGGCTCATGTTCTGCTTTCATGAATACCCCCTCGGCAAGTGAGTACAAAAGACCTTATACGCTCGCTACGGACCCAGTAACTTTATCTAAGATTGCGGGTGCGACAGACGCATACAATACAACCACGACAAACGCTTCAGCAAGAAACACAACCGAACTTCAATTCTTGCTTACTTGTCTACGTGAAAACATGGATAAAGGACTCGTTGCGTGGACTGGTCCGCCTATGATGTATCCGTCTGCCGCCCAATCTAGACAAGAAAACAAGAACTTACTGAAAACACTGGAAGATTTTAGTTCAATATTCTACGACAATGCTGCATATGGAATAGACACTTACGTGAGAAACAACGCCAGCACCAAGGGTTGTAGAATGAGAAAGGATGGGAATGGGCTTGGGGAGAGTAATTGGCATCCCTGGCCTCGGACTCGTGATGCGGGTATCTCAGTTCCTGGTTTCGGAGACCCTAAAGCGTTAATGATTGGAATGGCGAGATATTGTCATGTTCTGGGACACACTAAAACAGTTGATGTACCATTTGACCCGAGAAAAGAAAACGGTGAGACTATTGGTATGGGTCAGGAAGGTTCGGTATTATATTACTTAGAGCCAGAATTAGGAGGTGAACTCGACAAACTTACATACGATAATTGTTTAATCTTAAGTGCTAACCCTTCCAACTATAATAAACGTATGAATAGTTTCTATAAAAACTTTAAAAATATAGATAATCTTGCGAACAAATGTTCATTCACTATTCCAGAGCAGAGCGGAGGACGTGTAACCAACAACATTGATAACAGTGCATGTGCAAAAGCCATCGATGAAGCTATTAGATTACAGACATCAACAACAATGGAAAAGCCGTTATATAACCCTATGGTAAATGCACCAGGGTATGACTCTTCTAAAGGTGTGATAAAAAATAACATTGTTTTATCACGACAAAATTTCCCGGGAACAAGACGTGTAATTGATAATGGTAAAAATTTAAGGATTTATTCTCTTCCTATCAACCCAGAAGCATTGCATATGAAACAGGAAGGACAGTCGTCATTCGTGTATAAAAGCTATCAAAACTGGATGGATTACAGCAATATTACTGCCAACTATGATGGAACTTATATGCAAACAGTTAACTTAAACGTTATAACAATCACTCCGAAAACTGGACATATCATAAAGCTAAACCATGGTAAAAGTTTATGGGATGCAAACAAAGAGTTGACCGATTACCCGACAGCGATTACTGTCAACGGTGGGTATTTTATAGTGGGTGCAAACATTAACAAGCTGACAGCCGGCATAGTAGACAATAGAGATGGTTATAAACCTATAGGGTTTTGTTATGACAATTATAGAACAGAAAACGGTACATACCTTCCTGTACCAAAACCTTACAGACCTTACTTTGGAGTTATTTCATGTAAAAATAATAAAATCTCAATACAATACCATAAAAAATTTATTAAAAAACATAAAACAATTGACCAGGTTATAAAGTACGAATTGGAAGACGGAACAGTATACTCTACAAAACAACCAGTTATACAAATGGATACCGGCAAAGCAAAGGGTAGAACCCCCGTCTTGAAGAAGAGCGGTGATGATTACGACTGGGCATTTTGTAGCGGGCCTATGCTTGTTTTCGACGGAAAGGTTGTATTCAACTTTGACACAATGTTTACGAAACAATTTACCATAGATGATAGCGACAAACCCGCCGTAAGTGGTGTGGTTAAACCACCCAACAACACTACGTATAAACTGCTTCCCAAAGCCCCTAATAACTTCATGTTCAAGGGTGGACCACAAGGAGACGGACACACAGCATATGGATCACGTCATTCAAACAGAATGATGATTCACAATGTTATGGGGATTACAAAAGAAGGAGTTGTTATGTGTTTCATGATAGAAGGAAGAGGTTACGACGCTCCTGGGCTTGACAGGGTACAAGTGGCGAATTTGGTAAATAAATTCAACATAGAAACGGCCATATCACTGGATGGAGGTTTCAGCGCGAACGCTGTTTATAAGACCGATGGCGGATACCAAAAATGGTTACAAAATGACCCGGAGAAAAGAGATTTAGGGATATCAATTTCGTTCGCCTTCACTGGCTAAAAAAGGTTGGATAAACATTATATAATTCATGTAAATTATATAAATCAAAAAAATAGATCTTTACGACCTAAGTATTCTACCATATTCCCGAACCAAGAAGCAAACGGTTTATAAAACGTAATACCATTTTTAGATACTTCCGTGATGTGCTTGTTTAGATTTTCTATCTCCTTGTTTACACACTCTATTTCAGACTTAGGGATGTCCTTGTATCTATAGGCCAGAGTCATGTGAGGTATCAACCCGTCATCTCCGTGCCCTACATGTTTTGAAATTTTGTTCCTAAGGTCGGTTAATATATCGGATGTTTCTTTATCCAGTATTATACCCACGCTAAGCCCGCCTCTCTTTGTACAGTTGTCTCTAGTGAGCACACTTGTATTGAACTCTTGGATGTGTAATCCCTGGATACATAGTTCATCTACCTTCGACATAACCTGTATCCAAAAATCCACACAAAAGCGAGGGCATACACCCTCACTCGTAAGTGGAACAACATCTCCAGAAACTTCTTTTCGCTTTCTTTCGGGATACTTGGAATAATACGTATCGGGTCCGTCACAATATTTGTTCGCCATGTCTTCGTACATCTGTTGTCGTTCTTCGAACAGAATTGATTTCTCTTTCTTTTTCTCTAGCTTTCGCTTCATTTCGTTTAAAAATTTCTTAAACACAGGAAGATTTTCCTGGTTTTGACACCAAACATTGAAAACAGTCATATGATACGAGCTCGATGGTAGAGGGGCATAATACTTACTTAGTATCTCAGAATCAGTTATAAATTTTTCTATAGATGAAAGGTTATCTTTGGCCATGGATACTGTAGTATAACCGTAAAAATCTCTATACGTACCATCAGTATTTACTTTCTTATTATACGGGGTTTTAATATTCGACATGGAGTCTCTCGTCATTCTTACCACAATAAATAAGAACCACCTGACAAAATCACTTTTTGTTTAGTTAGTTCTTATTTATTGAACCATTTTAATTAGTCCATTAACATCCCTTTCCCTAAGTTGTTCGCTCCACTTGTCGCCGTCTATCATCCCATGTATCTTTTAATCGCTGTTCTTCTCGTTTTTCACCAACAGGATCACGGTAAATTTAAAACATAAAAATTTACTTGGCGCGTGCCTTCGCTTTACGCCGAGCCCTCTTCAATCTACGCATTCGTTTCTTCTTCCACTTTTCTCTCATTTTATTACAAGCAATATATTGTTTAGATTTTATTTATCAAATCGTTTTATTGCATCTAGATAAAACTCATGTTTGTTCGTGTCCAATCGTTCGTTGAATAATTTGTATTATTTCTTCCTTAGATAATAAGGTAAAAACTTCTGAATGTTTCATTTCTAAATATTCCATTGTTGCATCCATCCCTTGGTACTTCGCCAGCGATCCACCCATAACGTAAGGCATTGCAGTGTGATGTATTATCGTGGAAATAGCTTCTTCTCGTGGACGTGAATATGTTGGCGTGTATATGAACTTTTTATTTAGATTAACTATTCCTGCTGTATGTGAGTCTGTATCGACTTCCAACAATCTAAACAAATCTGGTCCACAAGTTCCGTCAAGGCCTAGGATTGTGTCCCAATTCATTTGCTTCCAAACAATTTTAACATGTAAATATTCAGGTTCGTCTTTTGTTATTCTGTAATCATTCAATTCCTTTTCTGTTTCCCAAACAGTTGGAATCCAAAATAGTGGCTTTTGACTGGATCCACTCCAAATTTCAATCCAAACCTTTTTAAATTCTACTTCAACCGAAGAAGAACAGGCTTCGCACTTTTTCAGTTGAGGATAATTTCCATCCCCAAGCGACTTTTCATAAGGATCATAATAAAATGTTATTTGCGTTGACATAATGTTACTTTACGGTGTTAATAAAACATAAACGTAAACAATTTTAAAAAAATTAAAGTATTTCGTTAGTTACAAAATGCGTAGATAATAATAATAATATTATAATATAAATATGATAATATTATTATTATTAATCACCCTATTTGTATCTTGTTTAATTATAATACCTATTTTTTACACCCAGACGGATAATTACTATACTAGGATTGAAACTCCTTCATCAGCGATACACCCAGTAACCAAACATAGTCATTTGAACGCCAGTCACTGGACTGAAATAGGTCGTCGTCCATACCAAGAAGATCGTTATACTATATCACAGATAGGAGAAATGGATGACCATACACCAATTTCTTTCTATGGGATGTTCGATGGACATGTAGGAGATAAAGCATCGCAATTTTGCAAAGACCATTTACATATACATTTACAAAACTCATCTACTTTTATAGACGGAGATATTTCAACTGCGTTAGTTGATACGTTTATCGATATCGATAAAGAGTTCGTTGATAAGGGGGAACCCGATGGTACAACGTCGTGTGTGTGTGTGATTATTGGAAAAGATAAGATTATTTGTGCCAATGCTGGAGATAGTCGTGCAATTGTCGTAAAACGAGACGGTAGTGCTGTTGCGATGAGCATAGACCACAAACCTGATTTACCATCAGAAAAAAAACGTATAATCAATCTCGGAGGATACATTAGCCATCATGGTGTCTGGAGGGTTAACGGTAATATGGCTGTATCGAGATCGATAGGGGATGTCGCGCTTAAACCGTATATTATACCAACGCCAGATATTACGGAATATACCATTGACAAAGACGGAAATGATAGCTTCCTTGTAATCGCGTCCGATGGTCTGTGGGATGTCATGACGAACTCATATGTTTCTAATTTTGTTAGGAATCAAACCATGGGAGATGTCGATGATGAATCATTGAAACATATGGGACGTAAATTATGTTTGGAGGCCGAGCGATTAGGAAGTGGTGATAATACAAGTGTCATAGTCGTTGCATTAAGAGATAGTTTTTATTTTGCTGATATACTATAAATATGCTGAAATTATTATTAATATTTCTGACGGCTGTATATGGTTCATACACACATGAGTTTGGGCTTAGAAACGCGAGATTAGCCGCTATTTCTTACTGTGATTCCGAAAATATAATTGACATGACGTGCGTGCCATGTAAACAAATTAGTGTAAAACCAGTTGCTATATCAGGCGGGGAAAGGAGATTTATCGTACTAGATGATCATGAACAAAACGCTACCGTGATTTCGTTCCGCGGTAGTAGTAATGTTGAGAACTGGATAGCTGACCTGGACGCGGTTAAGGTTACGCCGTATAAAGATAAACAGATTGAAGTTCATAAAGGATTCTATGATGATTTCATAGATATTCGTTCGGAACTGTATTCTTTTATACCACTCGACGGTATTGATCTGATTGTAGTTGGTCATTCATATGGCGCCGCTATTGCTATATTATTCAAGTACGATCTAATAAACGAGAACATACCTGCAACACTTGTAACGTTTGGAGAACCACGTGTTGGTAACGATATGTTTGCAGAACAGATACTTGATCATTATAGGATCACGCATAAGAGAGATATGGTTCCGCATTTACCACCTGAGAGACTAGGATTTAAGCACTCAAATACAGAAGTCTGGTATACATCGGATAGCGAATTTAAAGTATGTATAGAGACAGAGGAATCAAACTGTAGTAATTCATGTAGTCCGATCGAGTGCACATCTATAGACGATCACCTGAACTATCTAGGAGTAAAAATAGGAAGTGGCGGATGTTAAAAAAAATAATTCTTTATTATAAATGACTTGTAATACCAAAAATATTTTAGTAATTTCTACGATAACCGTTGTTGTTACCGTGAGTATCTTATTGTTCGCAATATGGTTTTTCGTGTTACGAACAACCAACAGTCACAATGATACAACACCAACAGGTGACTGTTCTACTTTCGCAGGCGTTTGGTATAAAGAAGACGGTGATGACAAAAGTGGATATGCTATATTTAGTATTGGTGTATGTACATCCGAAGAAACCGGTGAACCCCAGCCTTTTGTAGATACTGACGGTGGACAATGGCCTTTGTGCGGGACATTATTTGTGAATAACATAAAATCATCATTTGTCAATGGTACTGAGATATACTGTTCCGATTGTAAATTCAGAACGAACGATACATGTGGTATTGAAATGAGAAGTCCGTGCTTGGCTAAATTCGCCAAGCAAGATCTGAACTTTATTTTCGCAGGGAAAAACGATAAAGGATGGATCATTAGCGATGACGGTAATACAATTTCTACTAAATACGGGGAATATAAAGCTATATCTCCCGGTCAATTCCCTAACAAATATATTAAAGGAGGTAATACACCAGTGGTTGATACATGTAACAAGGCCGTACTTACAGAAATTGGTTGTAATCACAACGGTGATAGTTGGACTTCTTGTCCCAATAGTAGAACAGGATGTTGTTGTACTAACGATGGTAATATTTCATGTTGCGAGGCCCAAGCTAGTCAACGAAACTCGATTCTCGAGTTTCTAGGCCTAGAACCTAAATTTCCATGATAATTTAAATTCTATATTACAGAATTTAAAAAATACAAATACTTAACAGAACTTACTCCTCGTAACTATCTCAACTCCGTATTCCCGAGCCTTCTTGGTCTTTGTTGTATCATTCGCGTCTAGACTTTTAACTAACAGAAACTTCGTATTCTTGGTCACTGATTTAGAAATCACATATCCGGTCATTTCGAGATTGGATTGTAACTCGTCATCTCGAAACCCACTAAACACAATCTCTTCTGGTCTAACGTCGTTAAATGCGGCACGTAGTGGTTTTACGGGACGTGATAATTGATGTTCACGATATTCAGACAACATAATAAAAAGATCTTTTATGTCGCCTAAGAATGAGCAGATATGTTTTGCTGTAGCGAGTGAAAACCCGGGAATACACGCCACGTTTTCTTCGTTTATATCAACTGTTAATAGATCGGGAATAGTCTCAAATAAGAGCTTACATTTCGTTTCTCCGAACCCATCTCCTAACACACCACTCCCTGATAAAATCTCGTAATCACGCGCCTTTCTAACAGATTCTCTGATTCTCATACTCGTATTGTCCGCTAACGTCTGTTTGAATCCATTCACCTGTATGAAATCACCAGGCGTTGCATCTAGTAATTTCTTGATTGTATTAAAACCGTGAGTGTACAGTTTTCCAATAATTTGTTCACCGACATGTTTACAATTGACATTTTCAAAAAAACTAACAAGACGCTTAATCGCTCTTGTATCACTATCTGTTTCTGAACTTATTATATCTACTTTGTTATCGTCCCACTTCCATTTCATATCGGGCATTACACATATACCCGATTTATCAACGACTTCTATAATTTTAGGGATAACATCCCCTGATCGTGTTATTCGAACGATCGTACCTTCAACGATCCCGTGATTTACAACATAAGATGCGTTGTAAAGAGTAACATACTTAATAGTTACCCCTCCAATATTGACAGGTGAAATTTCGGCGCGTGGTTTCAATTTCCCCCATTTTGTCTCTTCCCATAAAACACGAATAACATTAACTGTTTTAGATTCCCCTTCTTCTTTATACGCAACAGCACGTATAGGGTTTCGTGTCTGATCATGAACATATGGATTATTCGGCTGAACTATCATTCCGTCGGTTTCATAGCTCGTGTTTACTCCGTGATGTGAACTATTGTATATGTCATGTAATAAACTAAAATCACAAACCGTGTCGTGTATATTGAACGATACACATTCAAATCCCTTTGAGGTAAGAAAGCGTAATTGCTCAGATGGGGATATACAACCATTGGTTACATCAATGAGTTCGTATGCGACAAAGTGAATATCGGATACCCCTGGACGTATTGTCTTCGCGTTTACACATCCAGACACCATATTTCTCGCGTTAGCGAACATACTGGCCCAATTACAGCTGAATTTATCTTTAGGAATAATAAGTTCACCCCTTACGTTTATATTCACAATCCCAGAGGATGGAATACCATGTACGAGACTCGATAAATGTGATATGTCAGTACCTGTAGAACCATCACCTCTTGTGTACAATCGAATATTTCCATCTATGTCATAAATCGCCATGCAACTAACGCCGTCCAGTTTCGATTCGGTAATCCATTGTCTCATGTCGGAATTTTTTTTCAACCATAAATGGAATTTTTTATCGCTTGTGGCCTTATCCATTGATTTCATCTGAATAGGAAGTTTAACATGTTTTTGGCCATCTCGTAAAACGGCACCCGTAGGGATAACGACCCCTTTATTTTCAAGGTATGATTTAAGCGTGTCATATTCAGAATCTGTTAGTTCACTCTCCATACCCGTGTTATAGTATAAATCGTCACATCGATCTTTGATCAACATGAGAGATTCTAAATCATTTATTTGCATATATTTTTTTACCGTATTATTCATGGTTTTTGTATTTATATAAAAAACAAAACTATTTTTCCTTTTTTATATAGTATTGTTTCAAATACAGAATAGACTTAAAGTATTCATGTGATAAAGTAAATACCAATATGAACCCTCTAGGCGAGCTATATAACTACAGTAAATTCATGGTACTATTTGAATCTAACAAAGATAAACCATGGGATAGCTGGCTTGATTTCGTGAAGTTACTTGTACCCGGAAAACAGGGTGTTGTTGGGTTGTTAAAAACAAAAGAAGGAGGTATTTATTGTGTGTTCAAATTATCTCAATATATAAACAATTTAATTATTCATGAGTCTGTTGTTATGGATGGACTCAGTTCGTTATCGTCATATTGTCCTCATTTTTGTAAGTCGTTTGGGTTAGTTGACTGTTACAGGAATCCCGAAACAGTTAAGAAAGAAAGTCCGTTCGTACAGAAATCTAACATTCCGTATATGATCAGTGATAAAATGTTACTACAAGAATATATCGATAAGAGTAATAAATTTTATAATTACATCAAGTCAGCAAAAATAAACGATGATGTTCTTTTTTCTACTATCAAACAGGTTTTATTAGGAACATGCATGGCTCAGAGACGAAAACAGTTTACACATTACGATCTTCATTCATTGAATATTATGATGAAAAAATGCAATAAAGATTTGGTATTCTTATACGTGCTTGACTCGGAAAATCAGTTATGTGTTCCCACGTTAGGTCACTACCCTATAATAATAGATTATGGATTCTCGTATATAAATGATATGCAGGACGGTCCATTATGGCCCACGCTTGAACATACATCGTCTGGTTTCGTAAGTGATAGATTCGATCCAATCACAGACCCCAAACTATTTCTAGTCACAGTTTCATATGAAATAAAACAACATAGAGACTCTGCTGGATCGCGTATATTACGGAAAACCGTGCGGAATTTATTTAAGCCATTGTCGATAGAATGGGATTGTGGTTGGGATGAAACTGAACAACACGATGCACCATATGAAATTCTAAAAATTATAAAAAAATACTGTAATAACTCCGTCTTATTTAACAATCACCCGGGTGACTGTATTGATTTAATTCATTCACTTATTATTCTTCCATGTGATCAGCAAGACTCGAGTAGTTTTGATATTTCAGTGAAGACATTTATTAAAGAATGGTCTAAAATAGAACAGGTAATTACTGATTCATTTTATTTATTATATATATTACGTGGATTAGTTGATGCGGCTAGGTATGTCAGATCTATGTATATGGACTCGGAAACATCGGCTTCAGCTGTGAAAACATTTACCGACAAGCTACATGAATGTATAAACAAAGTAGCGAAATTCTGCAATCCGAAAAATATAAAGTACGAGAGTATGCTTTGTTCGATATATGTATTCTCTTCGTGTATCGAGGACGTTTATCAAAAATTTATTTCAGATCGAATGACAACTAAAGAAAAGGAGTACAATGATATGCCGATGAAAACAATCGAACATATATACGCGGCCGTAGATTCGAATCTACCAACTGAATATATATACAGTGATAAAACGACTATATGTATAATGGATAGTGTCAATGATAAATCATTTGTTTTCAAACTCGAACCTGATGAAATAAAAAAGATAAACTCGATCCATTCATTTTGCAGGGGGACAATAATGTATGATATATACAAGGACAAACATATGATTACATCCCAGAAAACAATCTAAACAGTAAACGTGTTTAATATAAAATGGGTAAAAAGGAAAGGGATATTAAACAAAAAAATAAAGAATACTGGAATGATATGAACAGTCAAGAGATCGCAAATAATAAATTCATCGCCGATGAAAATCGTCGTCATGAAAAAATGAACATCGAAGAGAAGAAAACGAGGTTATTCGAAGACATGACTGAACATATCGGGAACACACTACGTGAATATTCGAACGATGAAGGTCTCCCATTATGCGAAACCCTTGATTCCGATAATTTAACCAACTATATCAAGTATATTATAAGCGGGCGTTCCACGATAACTAAACCAAAGAAGGAAACACCACAGGAGGAAACACCAAAGGAAACAGTATACGACTCTTTACTAGAACAAAAGTATATACAATCAAAACAACGTCTGGAAGAAACGAAAACACGAATAGATAAATTTATTTTTTCATTAGGAGAAGGGGATTTAAAAAACGAATGGCTCAAAGAAAAACATACCCAACCTGTTAATTTACAGCGGAGATTACGGGATAAGTTCGGAGATAACAAATATGAAGATTTGGTCATGCGAATCGGAACTCATTTATATGAAAGATTGTAGAAATATATTTTTGACCAAAAAAATATATTTTATAAATAAAGAAGATGAGTAATACAGTTTGGTCCTTACAAAACGAGACTAAAATAAAGGAAATTTCAGAAGTATCGACTGCATACAAAGAAGAACACAGTCATTTATCAAAATATTACAACTATATACATAAGCGGATTACATCCATTGGTATGTTAGTAGCACCCATAACTGGGATATTTGCGAGCATAAATACATCAGCTTATTTAGAAGAGGAAATAAAACAGGGAATTGTAACCGGATTAAGTTTATTTTCTGGGATATTAATGTTGTCAATTAGAATGGGGAAATTCGCAGAATTAAAAACAGAGAATGAACATGCTGCTATATTGTACGAATCCCTAGAGAACGATACCGCGACCCAACTTGCGTTAACAAGAGGTAATAGAATATCAGCGAAAGATTATGTAGATGTTACGCATAACAAACTGAAACACATGCCATCTAAATTACCAAAAGTTTCCGAAAAACTAAGGAAAATGCATACCGTATGTACGAACGGTAAATGCAAACTGGTTGAAGTCTAATATTTTAAAAAATTTCGTGACCCATCATAGGGAAACAATACCATTTGGATAATAACGTCACCGACTGGTAATCCAAACCGTTATTTCTTATTTTATTAAATAAGAAAAATATAATCTATTCACATTCGAGTGGGTGAGAATCCTCCATTACCGATATATTCTCTGAGCATACACGCAGGTAAGCGTTTTTTGGACCCCCCGCCGGTTGATAGCTGGGCTGCGTCTTTCTCGAACATTCGTGCGTTAATAAGGTATATGATTTCATCCGAAACACTATAGTTGTTTTTATAACCATAATTCAGTCGTTTACAGTCTACCTGGTCTTCATAAGCTTCAGCCAGTTCCTCTAACTTGGAACACTTATTAAAGTGACCTTTCAAAACTTCAATCCATTTTTCCGGTGTTCCACCAACCAGATTCACAATTCTCAAATTTTCCAGACCGTCGAACGCGCGATATCCGATTTCAAGATTTTTGTTATAGGTCAATGTGATTTCTTCCAGTCGCTGTAAATTGTAAAAACATTCTCTGCCTATTCTTACAATCTTTCCGCCTAAATGTATCGTTTTTAGGTAGTGATTGCCTTTGAAAGCCGAAGCACCAATTTCTTCGACGTTTTTCATTCCCGAGACATTGCGAAGACCCCCGTGATCTTTACGGTCGTTTTCGTCCTCGAGGTTTTTGTATTTCGCTATGTAGTTATTACCCTTTTTTACAAGTTTGTATATTTCCTTTTCGTTCTCTCTGTAGAAACATGCATGTCCCAACGTTAATACCGAATCGGGGATATTAATCGTCTCCAGTTTCAGTGTAGCGTTAAACGCGAGCTCACCTATATCTCTTACATTTTTACCGATTACTACATTCGAGAGTTCATAACATGAATCGAAACAGTAACCCCCGATGGTAACAACCTTGTCTGGTATGATGATTTGTTTCAACCTACGGTTATTGTTAAATGCGCCCTCGCCGAATTCGACACATTTAGAGTCTGGATGGAAGAAAACATTAACAAGGCTGTTAAGACCCGCGGCAGCGTATTGAGCCAACTCGCTGACATCCTTCCCGAAATACAACGTTTCTATTCTGAAAAAATCAGCCTGCCATTCCGCTTTATCGAATCCATCCGTATCGAGGATGTTGTTTTTGCTTACAATTCCTTTTCCCATAATTGCCATCCACCGCGCGGTACGTGTACGTTCGTCGTTAATACCTCGCTTCACAACGAACTCCGATCCAATCCTGTTTCCACCGTTGAATTCAGCCAGCTCAACCATTTTCTCGAACATCCTTACTGTTTCGTTATTCACAAACTGCGGATCTCTTATTTTCTGTAACGAACGATTTAACTCGTCGTAGTGGTCGAATAACTTATCTTTTTCGCTTGAAATGATTATATTTACTTCATCCTTGTTGTTTACGTCGAGTCCGTTGATCATTTCCACCCAATTTTCTTTCTGACGACTACAACATGTTTTTTTGATTTCTGTATATTCTTCCATTTATTATATAATAAAATTGATTAACCATTGTTTTTTATTTTTTACCAATAAAAAACATACAACATGAAGATTTTAACAGGTGATAATTGGTTGATAAAATTAGGACAGAATAAAACAGAGAACTGGGGGTTATTAGACAGCTCAAACGACCATGATTATTTTTTTCATTTGTCGTCATTTCCTTCGGGGTACGTCATCCTCAAATACGACGGTGTACCAAGCAATGAGCTATTGCAACAGGCGAGTGTGTTTTGTAGAGATGGTACAAAATACAAAAACTTAAAAAAACTGAAAGTGGACTATTGTACATGTTCGAATTTAGAAAAAGGTGATAGTGTAGGCCAAGTTGTTTACAAAAAGAAAAGTAAAGTAAACCAGTTTAAACTAGACTAATAGAATTACAATTTATACACCCGCAGTTATTATCACACACAGTCTCCGACAGTTCAGATCGCTCGCTTTCACAGTTTATACATTTACAGTTTTCCGGATCTGATTCAATTACATGTATATCATTTACATCGACTACTAATATAATCTCCATAGTATCTGTATTCGAATTGTATATGTACCTATCTCTGTCACGTAATTCTTTAATGGTATCGTCCATATCTTTTTTACCCTCACATTTAAGCATCAGTAAGCCGCTACCCTCTAATCGAATATCGTCGATCGCGTCATTGATATCAACATCGTTAATATAAACCCATTTAGATATTAATTTTAAAATGTCCATTGCTTTGTTAATATAATTTATTTTTTAGATATACTACTCCTCCTCCTCCTCTAACATCTCTTCGTCAGACGAATAAAACGACATATCGACCGATTTTTCGTTCTCATAGGTCAACGATACCTGTAGTTGGTTGAGTAGTTTCTCGACTTCGTCGATTGTGTCATCATCCTCAACCACAGTCTTCGTAGGCTTGACTACAGAATCCTCATCGGTCTTCTTCGCAACCTCAACCACAGTCTTCTTAGGCTTGACTACAGAATCCTCATCGGTCTTCTTCGCAACCTCAACCACAGTCTTCTTAGGCTTGACTACAGAATCCTCATCGGTCTTCTTCGCAACCTCAACCACAGTCTTCTTAGGCTTGACTGCATCGTCGGTCTTTGTATCAGAAGACCTTCGATAGGCAAATCCCATACGTTCACATATGGTTACGTCGTCATCCGTGAGATCACATAACTTACCATCGGTGCATTTATTAACAACCGTTCTATCGTCGACTGAATTGAAAACCATTCCCGTTTCTTCATGCCATAGCTTATCGATACTCTTGTTCCTGCGCAAGACCTTGGATGTCTTCATTACATCGATTGGTTTCGGGATGAGAGGAGTCTTTCGCTCCTTGGGGATCGCGGCAGCGTCGACTGGTTTCTTATTATGACGCGAACACAATACACACCCACCCTTAACCTTTTTACCGCACAAACTACCCTTGTGAACACCTCTCAATACTACATAATTACATTCTCCACTCTGCGGCGGTATCTGTTCGTCTCTGATGGCCTCGACTACTTGCTGTTGCACCTCGACTTGTTGCACCTTCTCGTTGTTACCCCCGTTATCCCCTCTCCACATCTTCACTAAATCGTTTTCGTCGATTTTATAGACTGTCGACACCATTTTGATAAATTTCGATAGTTCACTATCGAATACATTTTCAATATTCTTCATAAATTGGACCTTCATGTTGTAACATTTAATACAAAACGCATTAGATAATCATTTTTTGTTCAAGGCCCGAAAGATATTTTTCCCATTTTTCGATCATTGGTGTTTTAACATATATTTCAGGATAGATTAGATCATTACTAATTTTGTTATATATATCCATATCAGTCTCGAAATAATCACATATAGCTCCTTTTTTCAATACCAGGCCATCTATTTTGTCTATCCGATTATCAGTCATATGTATATCAGTGGGTGATATAGCATTCAATGATAATGCGATATTAATACTAGAAATGGTATATTGTGCAGATGCGATAGATAATTTAAATTTATTTTTTAGATCAATTGCAAATAGTTCAATTAATAAATCTTTATAATTTTTCTTACGTATATCACCCCACGTTGTTATAGTCTGATTGGGTATTTCAAATATCTCCTGTTTCTTTCTTCGTTCGTCCATAGATAATACACCAAATTTACTTAGTAAATCATAAACATCATTGTATAGTTTTTCGTTATCTGTTTCATTGATACGAATGGCATATGCTTTCTTACCTTTATAAGAAAGTAGGTCTTTATAGAAATAAAACCCATAAGGTGTATTTCCATATGCAAGATCTGTGAATATAGTATTCCAGAAATTATCAGTTGTGAATTCGCAGCATTCTAATAATACCGGATGTAACAATGTCGTTACATTTGTTTTTGTCATATCTCGTTATATTAGTAGTGTCAATGCTTTATGTATCTGTAATAATATTCATGAAAGTGAAATTTAATACATACAGATAAGTAAATATAAACAATGTCTGTAATTACACCACAAAAAAAAATAAAGTCTGATATCGATAGTATTCGAACGATATTTAACAATAACGCAACGATTTCGGGTAGTAAGATATCCATAGATTCTGTATTTTCGCAGATACTGACTAAAATTTCAATTACCCCCGATTATATCGATCACACTACTATCGTATGGGAGAATACAAATGCGTTATATCTTATGTTCGAGTTGTATACAGGTGAGTGGTCGAAAAATTGTTTGACACGCCTAGATAAACAGGATGATGAAGGCGATCAAGATATATCGATTCATAAGTCAACTTTTCAGAGTCCGAATAGCATACCCGAATTTAAATGGAAACGAACACTGGAAAATGCTGTTGAGCCGACCAAAAACATACCATCAGATTCGGGATATGATCTGACCGTGATTTCGAAAATAAAAGAACTGAATGGAGTGTGTTATTATGATACGGGAATATGCGTAGAACCTCCTACCGGGTTCTACTTTGATGTAGTTGGGAGAAGTTCGATATCTAAGACAGGGTGGATGCTTGCTAATAATATAGGCATAATAGACGCGACATATAGGGGGTCAATTATCGTTGCTTTGGTAAGGGTCAATGATAACGCAGATGAAATTAAATTACCAATGCGCCTCGTTCAGATGATCCCACGTAGTTTAATATTGATGAACAATATTGAGGTGGATTCACTTAGCGATACTGTTCGTGGTTCTGGTGGTTTTGGTAGTTCAGGATGAGTTATTATTTTTTAAAATAAAAATAATAGATGATAACAGTTACTTAAATACGGATCATATAAAGTATTTTCATTTTCTAAACCTCAATTTTTCGTCTTTGTTTAAATCATTTGTAGCTTCTTTAATCATTTGTTCGAAATCAATGTTATCCTTATCGCTGTATTTTTCCTTATGGACAGGATCGTGTCGAGAAGATGGAGGTAAAAACGGCCATAAGTCGGGTATGAAACTATGACATATAACACCAAGGTTAAAAGCTGCGAAGCCAATTAAACATGATTTCATATCGATATGAATTGATTGTACGAACTTCATTTACCACTTCGTGTTTATGTAATTAAACCTGGTTATAGTTTTTTTTTAACTACGACTTATCGAACAATCAGTAATATCTTAAAAACGATATTTTATAAATTTTAGTAGTTTTAATCAGAACGATGTTAACTCAGCGAAAAATCAAAGGACTGTTAGGAGTGGTAAATACTCGACACCATGAGTTATTATATACGGAAATAGAAAGAAAAATCGGATCTCATAAAACATGTAATTTTGGTCATATACGAGGTTCGAAAACAGGAATTAAACATGAAGGGGATAAAATATTACCTATTCGAAATTTTGAACTAAAATCGGCTAATATGACTTCATTGGGTGAATTCGATATAAAAGGATGTGGGTTACAGGGTTTTTGTAGAACTTGTTCCAGTAGACGACGCAGGGTCAGGATTGAACAATCACGCGATATAAATAAAGGTGGTTATGACGTATATATAAAAAGATACGGGAAACATACACGTATTTGTTCTGTATGTAAAGAGGAAAAAAATATATATTGTTTCAAACTTTCCCCGGGTATGGAAAGCGGGATCCATAATGTATGTAATGTGTGTTCAAAGAAGTACGGAGAATCTGTTGGAGACAGGATTATTAAATACAGACCAGATGGTAGATTCGCGTATAAAAAAACAGCGGATGATCAACATGATGATCATATTTTCCCGCTTTGTTATGGAGGGACAAATAAAGAAATCAATCACCAACTTATCTCATCTACAGAAAACCTAACCAAATCTAATACTATCCCATTCGATAATATTATAGATATCAATTCGGATCTGTTATGTCAGCGGTGGTTACCTATCCTAACCCAAGCAAAGTCAGAAGATATTTCTGTAATGTTACTGAAAGCTAGACTAGTAAAGGCCATCAGAGACGAACAGGAAGACCTCATATCAAAGACAGACGATCAAATAGAATCTGTGTTTGTCGAATACAACAAGGTGAATAACTACCGACGAGACACAAAAAGATGTGTTATCAAATTCAGAACTTTCATGCGTACCATTTTTTAAATTATCACTATAAGTAATTTAAAAATTATAAACTTTGTCGGTGAACCGTTTTTGTATGATGGGTAATACTTCTTCGTTCACGTCAATCATTATTGTTCGTCTACCCATTTTATGAGCTACGAATCCGGTTGTTCCAGAACCACAAACAGGATCTAGTACTACGCTATTTTCGTTGGTGAATAAAAGCAGTAATCGCTCGATGAGTTTCTGTGGTTTTTGTGTCGGGTATAATCTAGGATCTTTAGTTGTCCGAGTTATAGAATGAATATCGTCCCATAGATTCGACAGTGGTTTTCCTTTATGTTCGTGCTTGTATATTTTAATATACATGTTTCCAGACTTCGGTACAAAATGTATTCGATTGGCTAATATAAGTTTATCTACACTTTCCTTATCCAATTTCCAACCATATTCACTAGAGTAATTAACACCGTCTTTATTTATACAGAAGTCATATCCTTTCCTTGTCCTGTCGTGTTTTAACGCACCCATGTTATACGTACCAACGTCGTCTTTGTTTTTGAACGCCCATACTGAGTTCTCTTCAATCGGTATTGTAACAAGGTTAAAAATCCGATGCCCGTTATAAGCTACGAATAACACGTCTACGATAGCACCTAGTTTCTTCTGTACGCTATTCTTACCATGACACCTTTTCCAGAAAATTTTTTCTATATCTGTGAAATGATCCCTTAAGATCTTTTCTACCACAAAGCTATTTTCCGAAGATATATGGAGTACCAATGTTCCTGTGTTTACTAGTGTATTTTTCAGCTTTGAAACAAGTGTATTTAACCATTCTTCGTAATTATCCCATTTATCACTGAATCCAGTTTTTGTACTTTTACTATCCAATGAAAAATCTCGATTGGTATCATATGGTGGATCCATGTATATGAAATCCACGGTATTTGTCAAATCGTGTAACACATTATGTGCATCGTCTATGTATAAAGAAGTTGTATTATTTATTTGATGATAATGTTCCATGTTATATATCGTTATACTATTATAATATTATAATATATAAGTCATTTTTAGGTTTCTACAAGTGAATAGTTATTTACCGGTATCGAATCTAAAAAGACCTTTGACACCATTGTTAATAGCTTCCTGACGCATACCACCGCTGCCATCCTTATACGGACAATCGGATGCTCCTGAATTCTCGATTCCGAATGGCCAGCTACTTGCAACGTCGCCCCCTTTCTCGCATGTTAGATACTCAGCGTAAGATTTAGCATCTGTCACGGGTTTACATTTACCAGTTGGTTCATTATAGAACAATGCATTTGGTCTGTTTTCACCCCAGTAGTCAGTATAAACATTCATTTCGTTCAGAGGCATAGTACATGAACTGAATGGTTGCTGTGCGTATCTGGAAGAATCATTGGTGTATCTCGTCTCGAATTTAGAAAACATATCTCTAAATGCTTTCACCCTTTCCTCGCTTGCCCACTTAGGTCCATTACCGTCGTCCACACATGTTATCAAATCATTTATTTCATCTGTCAGACCATATGAACTACCCTGGACATAACGTTCCTGTGCGTAATAATCAACTAACGTGTCATATCCACCACCGCTTATATCTAACATTTTAAAGCCATATACATCATTTTCATATGTATCATCTTCCTTCTGTTTACTGTTTTTACATACCTGGTTTTTAATATCTGAACCACCTACGTAAACAATCTCGTAATCATAATTAGGATAATCACAAGCCTTAGCGCCTCCTCCTCCGGTACTCATTACACTGAACTGACTACTATTCCATCCAAGAGCCGCTGTCATTCCGTACACGCAGCCTCCAATGTTCGCGGCGAAATAATAAGTTCCGAATGGCCAGGCCGGACACTCTTTCGGATTAGATACCTGGGCGCAAGTGGCGTTTCCTTCGTTGTATCCGAACCAATCAGCTCCTGTATCTCCCATGATATACATTGCCTGCCATAGGGTAGCCCCCTGCTCCGGTTTCATGTTCACATATTTCTTGTACGCAGGATTACTTATCAATAAATTAGGAGGGTAATAACACTGAACTGTTTCAGTTGCGATTTTACATAAATTAATATCCCCCGTTTCTCCAATCACACCACTCTTCACGTAATCCGTGATACCTTCCTGTGGGTTTAACAATCCCTGGGCGTTACCCAAACCAGATGCTTCCTGCATATCTAATGGTAATCCAGATTTGGAATATTTACGTCCATACCAATCATTCTTCATCGCCTTCTGTAGTAAACTGGGATCTATATTACCATTTTTCCACACACTTGCATTGGTCTTGCTGGGTAAGATATGAGGTCCCCATTTTTTAGCGAACAGCATACGACCAGTGATTATAATCACGCATTTTTCCCAGTCTTCGTCGGTGGCCTCGAAGTCGTATTTGTAAGGGACCGTTTTCTTAAGAGCATACGAATAATTGTTACTTGTTAGATTCATTGGAAGATCATTATAGTTACCAATTATACCTTCCTGGAACGTAGTGCAATACCCAGTTAAATTTTGTCTGTAATCCACGAAACCTTTACCGCTCGTGAACTGAATGAGTTGCTGCTTCGCTCCTCCACCAACTCCAATGGCTGAAACTTGAGGAAGGGTTCTCCTAATATACGGACCTTGTTTAGGATCAGTTGCGTACCAAGCTTGATTGGGACATGATAACATAAATCCGATATAATTACTATAAACACCTGTCAAGCCCATGTTCAGGAATTTACCGTATCCATTCATCCAATAAAACATAATCTTACGCCCTGTACAGTCGGAACTTAATTGATTCTGAATACACATTGTCTCCCCGTCTGCTTTAGCCATGTTATACGTATCTCTGTTACCCTTGTCTAGCGTTGAAGAGTCAGAAGGTAACAGACTCGGATGCGAAATCCCAATACTATTCACCGAACTACTTGAACAACATCCAGAACATGATTTGGGGGTGTAAGGATTTGACGAGTACGTGTAATTAGTCGATTCATGCAATCCCCCGTTATGGGATTCATGTGGTCTAGTCGCTAACTTATTATGGAAGAACTCAATCGAACCACTTTTAACTTTTCTCATATTTGATTCATTCTTACACGCTTCGTAGTTGGATGGATCACAATCAACTGTGTCGATATCCATATATTTCTTTGTATCTCTGTTGTATACCTTTGATTTTCTGTCATTACTCGTTTGAGGACACCACGCAGTTCTGCTCAACGCGGCAATCGCTGTCGGGGTCATACCTTGGGAGCAATCAGGTGCATTGAGTAACATCTTTCCGAGTCCTTCCATCACATATGCAACACCCTCCATATATCCAAAATTAGGACATCCTTGTTTTCTTGCATAAGGATCGATTAAGTTCACCATTTGGAATTTTTTAGATGTCCTGTTTGATTTTTTCGCTTTAGCTGACATGTCAGAGAACGATGATGATATCGTCCCATCGTCATTTAAGTCTACACCGTACAAATCAGCTACACATCGAGAGTTAACGGCTGGTTGTCCTGTCGTGTTTGTAGCATTAGTACCAGTAAAATCAATGTCTTCTGGTTTACACGGTTTCATTCCCATTTCCCATAAAGGTCCCATAGGAGAAGCTGGGAATGCAGAGGCGAATGCACCAGCCGCCCCACTATAACAGTAGTTGTATCCCTGTTTAGACGGGTCATCGTCATTATATATCTTACTTCCACCAGCCGGATAAGCATACATACAAATCTCCCCTGAAAACCCACATACACCATCCGTTGTGCTCTTGTCAGCAAGAGGATTATCAGGATTGGGATCTGTGTACGCAGGCCACCAATTTGTAACCTCCTTTCCTCCTGACGTAACGTCTCCAAACTGTTCGACGAGTGGGTAGTAAAAATTACCTTCCGGCATGACACCAATGAATCCGCTCTTGGATCCTATACATGACGTATTGGGGTTGAAATTAGGAGGTCCACTTTGGGCCACAGCAGACATTAATTGTACTTGGTCCTGACCATCAGTTAAGTAAGCCTCCGTAGTGATATTGTAATTATCGGCAATAAGAGGGGCTCTCCTCGAAAATATTGATCTTTCCTGTTTACTGTTGATTTTACCACGTATAAATGGTAAAATTAGAGATTGTTGTCCAACATCCAATGGTAAAGGAGTGTAATACCACGACAACGACGTGTATAACGAATCTATTCTCTCGTCCGACAAAGATTTCCAAACCGCATTTGGTACTACTGGGTAAACTGTACTCAGGTAACTAAGAGCTACCTTGCTCTTTTCAGTAATAACACCGAATGGTGCAGGACCAGGAGGAGTTGGAGTTGGAGTTGGTCCATCATTATTTGATTTTTTGAGAATGTAAATCACGCCACATACTGTTAAAACAAACAGAAGTATTATAACGAGGTAACCCAATTTTTTTTCTGAATTCATCTTTTTATTATATGAAACATAATAAAAGATGAATTCAGAAAAAAAAAAATAATTCTGACGATAGGTGCATATAACTTAAGTCGTTTTATGTTTCTGTAATTGGGTCTGTATACTCGTCATCGTAACGATTCTCATGGAACGCCCAATATTCAGGCGACCCAAGTTTCCAGTCACTACTAACCTCTGGCGCTTTCCAATAATATACACAATCTTGCCAATCGTTAGTAGTTGTAGTTCCATGTATATATATAGAACTAAAATCATCCGTGAGGTTATCCATTAGAGTACAAAAAGTATTGAAGTCCGGTATGATACTTGCGTAATTTTCGTATAATGTTTTTCGGTTCTTTAAAAGTGGTTCTCTGAGGATAAACACCCCATCTACGTTAGTCCTGATAACAGGTTTAACATCCATTGCGTACTGAAGAGATAGGATATACAACATCTTCCAGTGTCGTCCTTTTTTATACAACGCGTGTTGAATAGGTTTATTGAATACACGGGGATCATCCGTGCAATCATCTAATATTATAACAGCCCATGGATTAGGGAGATGTTTAGCAGCTAATTTCTGTCGTTTGATAAAATCCTTGAGTTTATCTTCGCTATACTCGTTAAACACAAATGATGACGGCATAATACCTTTATATGCGTGGTTACTATCTTCGGAACCACTCATTGCCATACCGACGGGGAATATATGTTTCTTACTATGTAACAAGGCCTTGATTAATGTGGATTTACCGGTTCCTGGTTTACCTATAACAACTAGTTTACAGCCACCATTATACCCTGGATCCTCGAATTTTGACGAGAGTGGCGGAATTAGTTCCGGGTTAAGTTCCTTGATTTCGATAATACGTTCACTCATTTTACATTTTAAAATATATCGTTTAAATCCCAATTTATTAATCATCATGTTGCACCATATCGACCGATTTTATATAAACCGCAATAGTCCCAATTGTCCCTATCATAGATGTTATTTTACATGGAAGTTCGTCAGTAGGTGGAAATATATGAATACAATCACTCAATGCTGACATCTTAGATATCCGACTGAATTGCTCCAACTCAAAAAAACTTGTATACGGTTGAGATCCCGAATCAATTCCCTCCTCTCCGAACAAAATTTCTCGTTTCATTATTCCATCTGCATCAGCAGATAAGCTAATGACCCCATTTTTAGTATCAACTATTGTAATTTTATTGTTATCAATCATACTTAAATCTTTTATCATTTTATGAAAATCGCCAGATTGTATAATTATAGACTTACCGTATCCGTCTGGGTTAACTACATCTATATTCTGTACAGATTGTATTTTGATACTAGATATCGTAACACGTGAATGATCTTTTGGTATTGTTTTTATATTTAAAATAGTAGTATTAGGGGATTCGATGAAAAACTCGATCGTATCCTTCTTTTTAACAGATTTTAACATTTTATGAAAATGACCAGAATTCATACCTATGAATATGGTATCTGGGTTATTGAATTCATAAATATTGAAATTTACAGCGTCTAGTTTTATTGTCACCATCATCTTTCTAGTCTGATCAAACATTGACATCGTTATTCCGTCCTCCCCAATCTCCCAGAAACTTAATTTTATTATATTTGATATAATCTCGCCCATGGTTTTGATATAACACGCATTATCTGTTTTACATCTAAATATCGTTGTATTCATATTATTTATTAAAAATAAGCAAGTCTTAAAATATAAAAAAAAAAAATATATATATATATAATAAAAATGAGTAATTTGAATATCAAACATTGTTCGTCAGCGGCTTTTGCCGGACCGGATTCACTTTCGCAAGATATGGTAGCCCACAATGCAAATATGCCTATGGTCGTCATGGTACATGCGCCATGGTGTGGTTACTGTAAAAAGTTCTTACCGACTTTCCAGGCTGCCGCTGATGGAATGCGAAATATCGTATTCGCTGATGTCGCAGAGAGTGGTGACCACCAATACAAGGAGGGCAGTGGGAAGGAAACTGTAAGCAAACTCGGTGTTAGGGGTTTCCCGACTTTACTTTTATTCAATAAACAAGGAAAACTAATTCCGGACGCCAGATTAGATAGGAGTTCCCTTGAAGCATTTGTTAAATCTCTGCAAACTGCGCTTAGTTAAACGTGATAATTCCAATATAGTTAAATAATCTCAACGAAGAATATTTAACTAAACATCCAATATGGTACCTAATATTTTAAAATTCTAGTAATAATCCAAAACAAAAGTGTCCATAATACCAGCTGTAACAAAGCTATCATATATGATTTAGTTTCGCTAAACACAGACTGTAATAACGGAGTTGTAAAAGACGCACCAAATAAAAGCATTGATACTACAATAATAACTTTATAATCAATACGTGTAGATTGATCCGATTGCTCCAAATGTTCTGATTGACCTGATTGCTGCATTTGATCTGATTGACCTGATTGCTGCATTTGATCTGATTGACCTGATTGCTGCATTTGATCTGATTGACCTAAATGTTCTGATTGACCTAAATGACCTGAATGACCTGAATGACCTGAATGACCTAAATGTTCTGATTGACCTAAATGACCTGATTGACCTGAATGACCTAAATGTTCTGATTGACCTGATTGACCTGAATGACCTAAATGACCTGAATGACCTGAATGACCTGAATGTTCCATTTGCTCTGATTGCTTGGGTTGCTCGAAAATCCCATCGAAAATACTTTTGATTATATTCAATTCACCTATATTCTCACATGAAATATTAGATGGATATATCTGGGATACTAACGTCATTTTTTATACATGTTATATTATTTATAAATAATATTTATAATGAAACAATTTATAATGTAAATATGCCTCTCTCCGTTGAAAAATTAGAAACATTCTTGTCGAAACACGGAATGGTACCAAATAGTTTTTTTACATTAACTGACGGTACAATTTCGTATATTGAAATTCTTTCAATCGAATATAGTGATATGTTCATGTTGCATATACCAGATAAGTATAAAATGAAGATAAATAAAGATGTTAATGTATTTCCGTTGACAAAACGTATTATATACGATAATGGTAATATTTTCGATCAATACGTTGACAAGGATGAGATGTTAAATGTTGAATCAAGATACGAAGAAATAATGACAAGTGTTGACATAAATACAGTTACAAACGTAGAAAAATACGTAGAGGAAAAATATAATAGACCTATAAACCTTTTCAATGACGACAGAACCACAGGTAATAATATTATTCGTCAACTTCGACGTATTGGGTTATGTATGCAAGGAACCAAATATTCCATTGGGATAAATACCCACGATATGATGTTTAACATGTATTCAGGTACTAACGTGGTTAACTATAATATTGAAGGAGCTGATAAACATAACGATAGAAAATTATTTGTTATCGTAGATCTAGAAGTTCTGTTTGATAGAATCAACACCATAAACAAAGACATATCTGAGATACGCCACAAGATACTCGAGATATTAATCCGTAACTGCTCGACACATCTTGATACCATAATTAACGAGATAACCAAATCATCTGGTTTACAACAACAAAAAAATACAATGATTTCAACGAACCGTGAATTCGCGGCGAAGTTGGCTGAGTACACTAAAACACTAGACAGTATTACTCGTTCAGAACAATCGTTAATTGAGAAAAAAATCGAGGCTGAGACTAAATTACGTACGAATTCATCTTATAAGAGTTCTAAAATCGATAGTGATATTAAAAGGATATATAACGAGTACGAAAGTAGGTTAGTGGATATAACTGATCGTAAAAGGTATATTACAAGGGCTATTATAGATACACAAATAAAACAATGGGATCGTGTACTAAAGATGGATGATTTAGTGTTTGAATCTGTCGTAATGATACAGACAATATTTAAGAATATATTGTCTGTATCCAGTATATAACATATTTTATTTCGACTCATACTTAAACAATATTTAAATAAGATATTTATTATAATAAAAATGAACTCATCTATAAAGTTTTGTACGGAATCTGATTTTGACGTTGATAGGGATGGAAATCTCAGGGTGAATATACCTAAATATTCACTAGTCATGTTTTACTCTACACAATGCCCTCATTGTGATAAAATGGGTGATGTATTTAATGCCCTCAATAGAAGAATAGAAGGCTGTACGTTTGCTATGATAAATCTCGACGAGAATAAAGAGATTATAAAAAAATGTGCAGGGTCTAATATCGATCTCTCGTATGTTCCAATGGTCGTATTTTTTGCGAATACAAAACCTATTATGATTTACGCCGGACCATGTGAATTAGATGACCTCGAGAGATTTGTAATTGAAGTATCTGAATCATATAAGAATGATAACATGAACAATGAGACTAAACATGAGACTACCGACTTAAGAGGTATTAAGGATGCGTGTATGTTAGGTGATGAGGAATGTTTAAAAGAAAAGTCTCTCGAAAACGGTGTACAACAATGTTATGTTACTTTAGCGGAAGCGTATTCAGACAACAACTAATAAAATAGTATTTTTAATTAGAAATTAATATTAAATTAAAAATGACAGATACGAAACAGTTATATGAAAGTTTAAACACGGATGATACCACTAAAGACATAACAACGAAACATAAAACGTATATAATCGATAGTGTCAAGAAAATGGGAGTAAACGAAATGCAAATCATATATAATCTAATACAATACAGAGCAGATATAGTATCTGATAACGCCTGTTTCGGTGTTGTTATTACGTCGGATGGTGACATGTCATGGGATCTGAATAATTTAGACACGCAATTACGTCGGATAATATTGCTGTTTTCACAACTAGAGATGAAACGATTAGTAGAAATTAGAAATTAGAAATGATTTGAGATATTAATTGGAATAACATATTCAATTAATATGAATAGCTTTGCATTAGAAAATAAGGAAGGGCATGTTTATAATGTTACGATTGACGACTTCAACCTGTTGAAAAAAGACGCGACGTTTGTTAATGCGAGTGAGGGTATGAAAACCCTTTTGAATATCACATATGCAAATAGTTCCATAGTTCGTATGTTGTTAGATTACGAAATCATTCAATTCGACAGATTGAATGAATATACACACCCGTATTTGATACAATGGTTGTATAGAGATTGGGAAACAAATTGGAGAACACGTTCTATACTATCGTCTCTAGACTGGAGAAACGCTGTTTTTATTTTTAAAAATATAATGTCTCGACAAACCGAAATAACACAGTATATAAATGAAACTACTACTACTATATGTATACCATATGATCACGAACTCACTACACCAGAAGAAGCAATAGCGCTATTCCATAAATCAGATACTGATGAAACCACGTGTCCAAATGGATGTTGTATCATGAAAACAACCGACTTCAAAAATAAAGAAGACGATCACATAAATGATACAAAACGTATGAAAAAAACAGGAATTTTGTTATACGACCCAAAAACATCTAGTGTTCTGTTAATACAGTCACGGGGTAATCTATGGGGGATACCCAAAGGAACTTTAAACGAAGGAGAAACTACAAAAGAAGGAGCTATTAGGGAAGTAGAAGAAGAAACTGGAATACGCATAGATATAAATACACTTGATAATTACACATGCGTAGGTAGTGACAGGTTGTATTACTACCTAGAATACCCAAAAAATGATGTTGAAGTCCAAACTCATATAGTCAACAATGACGCTAACTCGATCGGGTGGATAAAAAAATCATGTTTACATGACATGATCAAAGACAAGACAATAAGGATAACATATGACACATCTATCCTGATTGAACATTTTTTGTAAAATAGATTTATTTTGTTTAATTTCCAATATTAAACAAAATGAAGTGTACGAACTGTTCAAAAAAAATACCAATGCATTTAAAAGTTATGTTTTTGTGTAAATGTAACGGGATATATTGTACGGCATGTAAACAAAACCATAAATGTTCGTTTGAATACGTTCATAAAGAACTGCATACCAAAGATACAAAAAACGGTAACCTTACCGACCGTGTTTAGTTTATGTTACCGATCGTATATTAATCTTTATTCTTTTTAAGACTCTGTCGGAACCATCTCTGTAGGATATCTACTGCAACGAACCAATTTTTAGCAGGGAACTTATTCGTGTCTACTTTTATTATTACAAGTCCTTTATTTTTCATCCCTTGTAATATACGCGCGCACATAACTGTATTAGTATTCTTCTTATCCTCTTCGATCTTTAATGACGTCAATATATGACTGAGAGTTTGTCTACCCTCGCCTGTCCATGATGTACATGATTTCCCCTTTGGCTTCTTACGGTTATCATCTGTTTCGTTTATCATTTTATATAATAAGAAATTAAAGGGTAGTCGACCGACCCGGTGTTCGTTTGTATATTCAATAATTCCGTAAAACCCGACGTCTCTTGCACCGAAAACTTCAATTGCTTTCCTTTCGATATTTTCCTCGATATTTTTTAAATATTTTTTCACTATATCTGAATAATCACCTGTTTTATCGTTTAACCATATACCCTCCATGTTTTTATAACGAACGGGTCCATCGCCTTGGGATGCTAGATACCACGAATAATACACCCCTTCGATTCTCCCATAAAACCCTTTGAAACGCTCCGATATATAAATATTTTCAGGATTGTCTATATGTTTTTCAAGAGCCTTTTCTATTGATACAGAAGACATTGATATCAATGTCTTATTGAGTTCGAGTACACTTGTGGGGGAACCTAGTGAAATATTTTCCATGGTTGTTTCTACGCGACTTATTTTTGTTTCGATCTTATTATCTACATAATACATATCCAATAATGACACCTTATTGGATTTATTTTCCACTATAAAGTAGAACCCGTTTTGTTCTCGTAGAAAACAAATCGGATTGGTTCGGATATGCACATCTGTTGTTATCAGTGTATATAACGTATATATTATATCGTATGTTTCATAGTTTAATAAGAGTTTCCTGATATCTAAACCATTAAGTATATTCTTTCGTTTGAATATGTCTATAATTTCACGAGACAACTCCTTATTTTCTTTATTGTAATTATAACACGTTGAATAGTCAATTGGTATAGAGTCTCTCTTTGGTTCGGTTGGATACGATTTATACCTACACTGAACATAATCACACTCTCTCGAACCATTGTAAGCGATAGACGATCTCTGATTTCGGCCCTTCGCCAACCTACTATCTATAGATTCCTCTTTAATAACACGTTCGATTTGCTTAATTATTATATCTTTGTTTTCGGCTGTTTTATACGTTGCATTGTCCATACTTATACTTTTATCGGAAGGGATCGACACGCGTAAATATATTTCAACATTCACAACATTACCCGATAATAACTCTTTGTGAGAACCTACACGTATACCTCTTGCTATTGCCTGTGATGTCTTCGCAAAATTAAACCATGGACTATGGATATCTATCACTTGAATATTATTAAAAGAATATCCTTCTGAAACAGCGTCGCTCGCAAGAACAACGGAGATAACATTCCCGTTTACGTTATCAGGCTTATTGAATCTATCGATCAATACATTATTGTCGTCGGTGTGACCAGTTAAGAGAATGAATCTATTCACTGACTGATTCGGTTTAACATTTTGTATTCTATCTTTTTCAACCCGATTAAACCCGAAGTCTTGTAATATACGGGCAAACATTGCCAACCCTCCACCACTGATATGTTTATTAAATACAAACACTGACTTTTTTAATTCACGTGCTCTTAATATAGTTGATATACTTGCTGCGTATTTTGAACTATATTTACTAAGATGTTTAATTTTTTCCTCATTCGTACCACGTACACTAATAAAACTACTCGTTTTGACATCGACTCCGTAAGTACCATTCACGTCTACAAAATCAGAGGCCTGTAGAGCATTTTTATAAGCAGGGGATAAAGGAGGTTTACTATCTTCTTGAATTGCTAGTTTATATACAGCTGTCTGTTCCGGACCCATGATAGATGGATCTAAAATGAAATGCTTAAAACCATCGAGTACTGAACCCATGTATTGTTTTTTGACGTCTGATTGCATTGATTTGATATATGATATTCTCCCTTTAACAGCTGAACGAATTAGATGGGTATTTTGTAGTTCACCCTCTTCTGAAACGAACAGTTTATTGAAATCAGTTTCGCGTGATGGAAGCATTTTATCTTCGGGTAAGATGAGATTCATCACCGATGCAAATTCATACGGGGAATCTGTGATTGGTGTCCCAGACAACAACACTATCTTAGAGTTAACAGTGTCATGTAACAGTTTCGAAAACCAGTCATAAGTATCACTCTTGCTATCTCGTATGTTATGAATTTCATCGATTATGACAATACTATTTTCTATTTTCTTTACAATCCTTCTTGATGGTGCTTCTGACATATAAGATTTGAGAAAATCACCATATGTATATAAACGCAACCCTTTTATATGTTTTACATTGCTGAAATCAGCCGTTGTACATTTACCTCTGAATTCGTTCTCGAAATTAGATAACAGAGGTTTATTCTTAGTTACATATATAAACCTGTCGATTCCGTTATTCTCATTCATAAGTTGTTCGATTATAGCAATAGCACTACACGTCTTACCGGTTCCCATTTCATGCATTAGTAACATGTGATCATATGGGGTTGTTGATGATAATAACCTAGATACCAGAACCTGATGTTTGAACAAACCCCCTTTAACACCTGGAAATTGTTCGGTAGATGGAATACGAGAGTCCCGAAATTCTTTTTTCGCATTCAGTAGGAAATTAAATTCGTTATCGTCGATACTTGGATAGTATGGTAAAAAATTTTTTATATCGAATGCCATATTTATTCAAAGACAATATAAAAATAAAACAACCCATTTAATATTCGATATCTTCGTCTGATTCGTCTATTTCATCTACCATTGTAAGTTCGGTCTCAGTAAGTTCGTCTATAATATCTGTATTACCGGACGATGTTGTACCAAGTGATTCGGGAATAACATAATCGAAATTAAACTTTTCACATATTACAATATCTTCTTTCGTTAGAGTCAATATGTCATTGGTTGTATCCGATTGTTTACCTACAACTTTTTTAGTCTTATGATTGAATATAAACATGGTTTCCGAATGTTCGTAGTTACCATGTTCATTTCGTCTAATAACAAGCGTTGGACACGCTGTTTGTATTTTCTGTACTATATTATCTGATACTTGTGTTTTCTTGGGTGTTTTAAATGATTCTTTAAGAGGGGGTGCAGTGACCTTGTCCATTATAAATGTTATTAGTTCCTGTTTACTACCGGTTGATTTATAACCGTCTTTTTCACATTCGACGACAAGTTCCGTCTTCTTCATCTTATTTAACCTGGAAATAACACTATCGTATTGATTCCATTCATTTAATATTTTATCAACATCCAAGTTATAGGTATTTGATATTTTACGTAGAAATTTGTCCATTTGATTGTATATTGTATCTTACAAATAATGATCATTTTTATATTCATTAACCTATTTTTAACGCCCCGAATGCATTCATCCATGCAAAAATAGATATTATTGTTATGTATATAGTTGATTTGATAAAGATATCGCGCGTTATCTGTTTGTTGTTATATACATACAGTATAACAACTGCACCAACTATAGCCGATAACTGATCCCCCAATGAATTTATAAATGTGTTGTGAAATACAGTGCCTTTTTTGCCCATATCGGTGTGGTACATAATATAGAAATCCTTTAGCTCGTACAGACCATGAACTATATTCATCAATAAAAAACTATTGATATCCGAGTATCCTATATATTTAAATATTATAACTAAATATGCACCGGATAGGAGATGGATGATACTGAACGGAGTGAAAACACATTCAATATCATCCTCTGACTTACAATACAAAGATGTCATTTTATTACTTTATTTATAAGATAAATATAAAGTAATAAAATGACATCTTTGAAATACGCTGTTTTAATGGAGACTAGTAGTGTCGACTTTGAGAGTTGGTATTATTTCGTTAAATACAATGGTAACGAGGAAGAATTGAAAAATATCAGCACTCAGTTTTCCAAAATAGAAACCCCAACGGTATATGACGATATCAACATATTTGACATTGATGTAGTGAACTTAGTTAACGAACAAACAGCGTCTGATATCATAATGCTCGAGTTGAACTCTGTCTCATATCACCGTAAGTTCGATGGTGTTTTAAAAAATGTAGATTTCGATTTCGAAGAAGACGACAATGATATGCATCGATTGTATAAAATTTTTGATGTTCTAGGTAACGGAAATATCGACGAATATATATCAGATGAAGATATTCCCGATAATCATCAACTGTCGGATGACGATAACAGCAGTACAGAGGATCTCGATATCGATACCGACAAACTACCTGAATGTTTCAACGGCTTGAATATGAAAAAGTATAGATAAACATGGCTGGATTTGATAGAATTTGGAACATGAATAATATATTATTCATGTTCCAAATAACAGAATATATATATATTAAAATTTGATATGACAGCTTAAACAAATAGTAAAAAATAATAAAATGTCAACCACATCAGAAATTTTAGTAACACCGACACCAGCAGTATCTGGATTCAAGAGTATATTAGGTAATAAGGATGCGATACGTATAGTAGTAGAGATAGTGACATTATTATCGATATGTTACTATTTTAATTCAAAATACGCAAATACATTGAAACATATTGAGGATTTATCCCAGCGTATAGAAGACCAAGATGATATAATCGAAAACAATTCAAAAACATTGACCAGTCTGATGGAAGAAGTCGACGAAATGAAGAATCATTTAATTGAACTAGTACGTGATAAACAACAGCGTCCTCCTCAGCAAATAACTCGATTCGAACCTCCTCAACAACAGCGTCCTCCTCATCAAACAACTCGATTCGAGGAACCTCCTCAACAACAGCGTCCTCCTCATCAAACAACTCGATTCGAACCTCCTCAACAACAGCGTCCTCCTCAGCAAACAACTCGATTAGAGGAACCTCCTCAGCAACAGCGTCCTCCTCAGCAAACAACTCGATTCGAGGAACCTCCTCAACAACAGCGTCCTCCTCAGCAAACAACTCGATTAGAGGAACCTCCTCAGCAAACAACTCGATTAGAGGAACCTCCTCAGCAACAGCGTCCTCCTCAGCAAACAACTCGATTAGAGGAACCTCCTCAGCAACAGCGTCCT